TTACCGGAAATGAGAGAATTAATTGAAATGTCCAGGGATAACCGCGCGGGCTTTCTGACTGACCGAAACCCCGCCGCGCTCCGGAAACATAACGCTGATCCGAACAAAAAATATGAGCTGAAGCCATATTCTTATGATCAAATTATTGAGGCCCTGCTGCCCTGTATCCTGGAAGGCTATCGTCCGCATGGAAATGAAATCAACATTATTTCCGGCAACGGAATGCCCGTCAAAGCCGGCAAACATCGACGTATTATCGAAATGACAGATGGATATGCCGACGGTTACGGAACTCCAGCGGTTAAAGATAATTACGCATTTATCAAATGCCGCGCCAAATGGAAAATTGACGGACAAACACAAACGCTCGGCTATGATGAGGGCGATGAAGTTCATATCAAAATACCGTTTGGAAAATGGGACTCGTTAGACAAAGTTCTCGGTCTTTCTGAGTCAAAATTTTACACACGGGTTTTGCGGCGAATAACGGGTCGGTTTATTGCTGATGAGCCTGAAACTATTGACATAACCAGTGAGGCGCATGAAGTGAAGCCCAAAACATCTACATCTACCCCGCCGCCCGAAGTCAAAAAACCAGACACGCCGCCGCCGGAGCAAAAACAAACCCCCTCGAATTTGAATGGGGCAAAAAGCGGCGATCAGCCGCCTGAGCCAGACAGCCAAGCCCCGCGTGGAGTGGTTGCCGAAATCACCACCCTGCAGGATATGTTAGGAAGCCTCGAATATGCTGAGGTTATCGGCCGACAGTACAAAAGCAAAACACTGTCGGACGAACGCATCACGGCGGCTTGTATTTCAAAAGACGGAGCCGCCGCTCAGTTAATTATTGACTTGCTGGAGCAAAGCAAATAATCACGCGGCCTTCGGGCCGCAAAAGGAGAAATATGGAAATTGAAAAACAGGTTTGCTTCAAGGGGCAAGGCGAAGAATTTAAAAACTTCGGAGTGGAGGCTAAAAGTTACTTTGTGTGGGAACGAAAAATTTTTCATGGTTTGGCTGAGACAGAATGCAACAAAATAGATGAGTGGGAATTGCGGCCACGGCACGGCGCCAATACACATTATCCCAAAACAATCATAAACGCCTACTCATCCGCCGAGCTGGACGCCTTATTGCCCAAGCCAAACTTTTTAAAACAGGATTTTTATTGCGTCAATACCTACCCATTTCCGGGTCATCTATTCCCCTCAAACAGGAAGGAGCGTTGTCGAAAATGGCGTCAGGCTTATGATCAATACGCCAGGGATTTGTCTAGCCCTGTAATGCTGGCAGCCCACGCCAAGGCTACTCTTTTAATCGAATTAATTAAACATAAACTCGTTGACCCAAAGGAGCTAAAACTATGAGCGAACAAGAAAGCAACTGCTGTGATAACGGCGCAGTTGAACAAAAAGCTATCGCCCTCTACGGCGGCATTATAGAAATTGATCAAGGCGAGCTTGAGGTCGCTTTTAAAAAACCGGACGGCCTGGCGCCGCTTCTTGGCGCAATCAGAGTAAAAATTGAGGCCGAAGCGGCGGAGCTGCCCGGCGATATGTCAAAAGCAAAAAATCGGGCAATGCTCAGAAGCCTGGCCGCCAAAATTGTGGGCAGTAAAAAAGGTAGTCTGAGGGCCGGCTTCGATAAAAGCGGAACCGCTTTGCTGGATGCTAAAAAAGCGACTATCGAGGATGTGACGAAAGAAATAAAAGCAATTTCCTTGTCAAAAAAACAGGCATTGGCCGATTGTAAATCCCTTCATACTGAAACGATAGCTCCAGCGGTGGAATGGGAAGATAAGGAGAAGGCACGGAAAGAAAGACTCCAAGAGAGAATATCTGACATAGAGGCTTATGGCGATAGGGCAAAAGAATACAATTTAAAACAAACCAAAAAGGCTATTGAAATTTTAGAAGGCATAGCTGTTGATGACAGCTTTCAGGAGTTCCAGGATGTGGCTAAAAAATTAAAACAAAAGTCTCTTGACACATTGGGGCAGTCCCTAAAAATTACTGAGTATGAAGCGGCTGAGGCTACCCGCAAGGCTAAAGAAAAAGACAAGGAGCGGGATGAGAAAATCGCCAAGGCGGTAAAGAAAAAGGAAGAAGAAAAAACAGAGAAAATCCAAAAAGAGGCGGCCGACAAACTGACAAGAGAGACGGTGAGAAAGGAAGAGGCAGAAACAAAGCGAAAAGAGCTTATTTCAGAGAAAATTAAAGCGATGTGGCATTTAAGGAGGTCTCTGGAAAAATTAACCTCAGACGTTATTGAGGACCGCCTAAACGTTTTGAATGTTAAAATTACCTCTGAGTTTTTCGGTGAGTATGTTTCTGAAGCAGCCATTGTCCAGACGGAGGTCAGGGTAATTCTTGCAAAAGCAAAAGCAAACGCCCTTGAGCGAGAAAAAAAGCAAAGAGAGGACGAAGACGCTGAAACCCTGAGACTTGAGAAAGAAAAAGAGGCGAAGGCTCTCAAGAAAAAAACGGACAACAAAGCCCACGTCGACAAAATTCACGATCTGATAATCAAGAATATGGTCAAACTGGGCTTTGACAAAGACATCGCTACTAAAATCATTTTTCACGTACAGTCAGGAGAGCTTAAAGGGATGGAAATCAAATATTAAGGCGACTAATGAAAATTTGCAAAAAATGCGGGAATAATTATAGGACGCTGGGCGCGCAAAAGTCATGCCCTTGTCGAATGTTCACACTGACCGACGAAAACGGCAAAAAACATGAAGCGCGCGGGCGTGACTTTGAAGAGGCGGCCATAAATTTTGCTGAAAGTCAGGTCGCCGCAAATGGTTATCCTGTCGCCAATAACAATAGCATGGATTTTGACATCAGGGATTCAAAAACGAAGGAGGACAAATTTATTAGAATTTTTACGAAAACAGTCATTGAATACAACGTCGAAGAATACCGCGAAATAAAGGAGAAAAAATGAACCGACTAAATAAAACATCAATAAAAAACGTCCTCAACGGGCTGCAGAAAGAAATCCACCAGGACGCCAGGGAGCGCGGCCTCTGGCTGGGACTTGACACTTTTGAATACAAAGACAACGAAGAGCGATATGAAGCGATAAGCGCGGCAAAGGCGGATATTTCCGGCAAATTAGTGGTCTGCCAGGGAAATTTAAACATGGCTCGCTATGAGATAGCAAAAGAAATCCCTGATCAAGACGAAGCCCATCCCGCCATCAGTAAATTTGAAATGAGATTGGCTGAGGCGGTTATAGCTATATTAGACCTGGCAGAGGCCAGGGGCTGTGAGTTGGGAGCAACTATTTTAACGAAATTATCAAAATAATAAGCGGCGAAACTTTTAACATGACGAACCTAACCGCTTTTTAAAGAGGAAAATGAATATTTATACCGGAAATGATAAGCATAGATATATATTAGGCAATTGTCCCGATAACAAAATAGGTGAAAATACTTTATTTTGCATCGGGGTAAACCCAAGTATTGCTTCAAATACAAAAAGTGATCCAACTTGGACTAGGGTTCAAAAAATGGCATCAAAAAATGATTTCAGTAACGCCATAATGATCAATCTTTACCCTCAGAGAGCAACTAATTTCGACAATCTCCATTTACATATGGATGACGCGTTACATTTAAAAAACATTGCCTCAATAAATGATATTCTTAATTTCAATAATGCAAACATTTGGTGTGCATGGGGAAATTTGATTAAAAAACGATCTTTTTTAATCAAATGTCTATCAGATATTCATGCGCAGGTGAAACATTTAAATATTAATTGGTTTCATTTAGGCAATTTAACTAAAGATAATAATCCGATGCATCCTATAGCTAGAGGCAGAAATGGATTTAGCTATCAATTAAGCTTTTCAAAATTTGATATTGAAAATTATCTAGGGATTAAAAATTAATCTTAGATATTTTATCTATCAGGGAAGAGGCATTAACTAAAGCGGCGAAACTTTTAAAGTCCGGCCACATAATTTTCCCTGGCCGCGATCCGGGAGCTTACTCGGCAAGCCGTTTTAAAATCTCCGCGTTCACACACGCCACTTTAGTGAGTTTTTATGAAATCTGCCTAAAACGCTGGCTGTAAATAATCTAACGTCGCCAAAGCGGGACCTCCGTGTTTTTCTACTTGTTCACGGAGATTGATTATGCGCGGATTTAATCATTAACGTTAAAGACAAATTATGAAAAATAAACAGAGAATAGCCGATCAACTCCATAAATATATGCTGGAAAGTTTTGAAGAAAATAAGCATAAAGGGTGTCAGCAAAAAGACAGTTTGCTTGACCTCTTTGATGATCTTAAAGAAGAGGTTGAAAAACTGAAAGACGGAGCGTTTTATTTAGAATGCGGACATGATTCTGTCAGAGAAAACACGCTCAAAAAATGCGGTGACACGGCTAATATTGTCGCTGAGATTTTGGATAAATTATTAGATCAAAAAGGAGGCGAACCTATGCTGTCCAGTTGACAACTAAGTTTTAAAATCAGAATATAAATTTTTACAATTTTTACAATTTTTAACTTTACGGAGAGTAAATGAGATTTTCTACTAAAACTATTTCCTTGATACTTTTTTTGTGTATGCTTTCATCAATTGCCCAAGCCTGGGGTTTTGGTTTTTCTTGGCCGCGCCCATCTTTGCGTCGAGCCACACCTACGCGAAGCGTCGAGGCATTAAGGCAGAGAGTGACTAATCTTGAAACTTCGACAACTACCAACAAAGCCGGCATATCCAAAAACGCCGACGCCTTGGCCAATACTAAAAACTTAGCCGGTCGCCTAGGAATTATTGATTCCAACGTCGGCGCGCTGAGTGACTTGACATTAAATCTTTCGGATGAAGTGTCGGGATATAAACAGAGGATTGCCGATCTGGAAAATAGGCCGATTGGCGGAAGCAATATGCCGGAGCCTATTCAGGTTTTTGCGGATGGGGAAGTTATCGGAGTGGCTAAAGAAATTTACCCGGAGGCAATGGTAATTAAATTCAATACTCATTTTGAGAGTGAAAATTTAAGGCCGGACGGAACTATATATCAGTTTGGAAGCACGTTAAGATTTAAAAATGAAAACTGTGAGGGGGAAGTTTTTATATCAGGAATATCAGGCGGAGCGGACAATTATTTCAATACCGCACCTCTGAAGGGGAAAATAATTATCTGTCAGAGCGAAACCTGCGAATATCCCTTATATTACTACCCGCCAAAGGATAAAAATATATATTATACGACTGTCAGGAGCCGATATTCAGGTGGATTTTGCCAAAGTTTTCACGCTAGGACTGGATATTATTTTAAAGTTTTACCAAACGATCAGGCTGTTACCGGCGTAAAAGAATATCCTTTTCCGACTCCGATCACCTATACAGGGGTTGAGCCGCTCAATATTATAAACTCACCTTAACTCCCTTTATCAGCCGCCTTTGGGTGGCTGATTCTTCCTGATAAGTTTTTTAATCCCCCTTGCCGCCCAGAACAGCCCTTCCGTGATAGCCAGTTTATGCAAGTCCTCGTTTTTTTCCGACGATTTATCAAGCACTTTTGTGAGCTGCTTATTTTCAATCCTTCCTTTCGTATACAGAACTCCGCCGGCAAGTACGGAAATAGCCAAAATAATATTGCTCATTTCAGTCAACAAAACTATGATTTGATATAATATTTCTATCATTTTCTCAATTGCTCCTCTAAATAACGTTTGTCTCCCCTTAAACTCTCATGAAAATCTCTTGCCTGAGATGGGATCCCCTGTGAATTGGAAGAGTATTTTTCTTCCAATGAATAAAGCCTTTTATTTGCAATTTCCAATCTACGCCTCAAGTCAGCCCGCCTATTTTCCTCTACCAGCGTTTTGATCAAAGCGATCAAAGCTCCCAGGTTTTTCTCATTTTGCCGAACAGTTGAGGCCGACGCAAACTTACTGTGAATTTGGTCATAGGCCGCCACGGAGCCTAAAAAAGCAATCACTGACAAGAAAAGAACTCCTGATTGCCTTAAAAGGGATTCTAATTTTGTCAAAGTCATAATTTTAAGCTGAAAAATTTATGGTTATGGCGTTAAGTGTAGTCATGTCAGCGGCATCTTTTATTTCCTTTTTTGTCGCGCAATAATACCGCATAATCCTATCTTTTTCAGTAATTATCGCGTTAAAAAAACCTCTCCAAGCCGTTTCATTAACAAAATCTACCTGAACGTCGTCTATGTCGTAATACTCATACCGGTTTACGCAGGCGATACAAATATTATCGCCTGCGTCTTCGTCAACCAGCCCGTCAACCATCAAAAAATCTCCCTCAAGGCTTACGACTGTCTTGTTTCCATTATTTGCGCCTTCAGTGAATCCCGAAACTGCTATGAGCTGGCCATCCGCAGCCGCCAATCCATGCCCAGGTGGAAGGCCGTAATGGGACGCGCCGGTGTTGTCAGCATTAACGTTATTGGATTCAAAGCTCAAAAGATGATCTTTTAGAAGCATATTTCCTGTCGAGCCGTCCGACGTCGAAAAAGTGTCTCCTGAGTACAAAAAACCGGCGGCGCAGAAAGCTTCCCTGGCGACGTTTAATGCTATATTTTTGGACACCTTGGCATTGACAAGCAAATAGGCGTCAATTTCTTGCTGAGTCGCGCCTACCCATAAAGGCGGACAAAATGATTTTCCTAAATTTTCATTTTTTATTAAATAGTCAGTATCAGTATTCCGTAAATATTCTGCTGTCATATTATCCCTCCAGATTTATATCTATCCAGCCTCGCACTGTCGTTGTATCTAAGGCCGAAGCTACACCTGCAGACGCTCTTCCCCTTACTTGTCCTAAATCGTTTGTCAACACTTCAAAAGCACCCGATCTAATCCAATTATTGAGTCCGGCTTGACGTTTAGTATTGATTTGAGAATTGCTAAAAGTTGCAACTATATCCGCTGTGTCAGGATTAGAAAATCTTACTCCTTTATCCACTGTGCTGTTAGATGTAATATTTAAAAGAACAGTAAGTAATGATATCACCGGAATCCCAACTGGCACATCGAGGTCAACAATATCGGCCGTTGTTGTGAAATTTCGAGTATCACTTAATGCCTCGACGTTAAGATAAAAATACTTACCTACTTGGATGAAACCCAAAATATTTCCGCTTCCGCCCGCCAATATCGCCCCGATTCTACGTTTTTTGGTATAGCCGACTAAATTCCCCACCAAAGTCGGGCCGGCGGCATTCACCGTAAAGGCGTAGTCACAATTGCCATTGCTTGGTTTAAACATCGCAAAACAATGATAAGTGGTGTCCGCCGCCTTGGGAAGAACGTCAAGTCCTCCTTGATTATTGCCTGGAACAAATACTGAGTCCAACTGCTTGATTAAGGCTCCGACAATCTCCTGTCCGGTTCCATCGGCAAAGGTAAATCTTCCGCCGCTAAAATTAATATCACTGTCGGGGTCACCAGAATTATTGGATAATATTATTCTTTGATCACCCAAAAACAAAACACCCTTGCTTGCCTTGGTGGCGTCGGGGGCTACTCCCAATAACACAAAAGCGTTAGCCCCTAAATCAAAGCGCGCCACAGTATCTTGGGCGACTGAGATGTCGCCGGCAGACAGCGCCCCGCCTCCGGCTTTTAGGATTGACTTGGCGCCGATGCCCGCAACATTTACAGTGCTTCCGCTTGTGTTGTTATTGGCCGGCCTGAACCTTATATTCATGCCTTCTAAATAAGCGGCAGGAGAGCGAAGGCTGCTTGTTCCCGGCTTAGACAATACATAGACGTCCGCCGCGCCTGAATCATTGTAATAATCGGCGGCGGCGGCATTTATGGACATTGCCTTGGAAAGCTGGAATTTATCACCACCCAACGCTTGCCCGCTGTCAGTCACGGAGTTTTCAAGTTCCTCCTGACTTGGGTTGTACTCGGAGGCGCTAAAGGTGGAGCCTGTTGATTTTACTGCCACATTATCCATATTAAACCTGTCTGAATATTATTTGAGTATTGGCTGGTTTTAATTTATTAAATAAGCATTTTACTAATTCCAAGGTGGGATTCCCGAATGTTATTGGAAAAGTATAAGGAAATGACCCCGTTAGTTTGTCAAGCACATTGACCACCATAGTAAACCTGGCCTCTTTAGGTGAGTCAAAAAATAAAATTGGAAAAGTAAAAGGAAAAACGCTGTGGCTAATTCCTGATGTTACTTTAATGGATAATCCCAGCTCCGCCGCTAAATCTTCAAAATCTTCGGCTGTCTGAACTGAAGCTCCTAGTTTTACGATAACATGCAGTCGTCTTTCTTCTATCGGCCCATTTCCCAGAAAACAATCATCTGGTATGCCGAGGGCTGATTCCCAGTCATCAATAAAAGACGTGGTGGTCGCGGGATCAATCTCTTCCCAGGCAGTCTCAAGTTTATCCTCTGTCCTTTGCAGTGATTTAGCTAAGCCAAGCAATAATTGACGAAATTTTTTGCCTGATATTTTTTTGGCGGCAAAAAGGTCGTCATTTGGCAAATAATCAGCCAGGGAATCGGCATGTTCATCCTTGGGGTGCCTTTTAAAAAGTGGAATCATAATTATTTAGCTTATCATCCATAAATCAATCTACGGGTTTTATCTTCATCTCAAAAAACATGTAATCCTCACCGCAGATTACGGAGGACTCACCGTTCCCTTAAACCCAATTTGACCAATTGGCATTACAATAGGATCGGCAGTTGGAGTAGTTAAAGTAAAATTATCTATAAATTCACCTGTTTCAATATCAATAGTATTTTGAATGGCGGATATATATTCATTTTTACTTATATCTTTTCCTACTTCTGTCTTTTGCTGAAAGAAAATATCTAAACTTGCATTTATCGCATTTTGCATAGTCGTGGTATCGGGAACCAGAGAAGAAAATTTAAAATCTATCGTCTTTGGAGTGGGCGCCAAAACTATGACATCGGCGATATCGGTGTGCCCTGGTTTGATTTCAAGTATTTTGTCTTTCGTTCTGACCACATCCGCTGGAGTGGGAATAATCCCGTCATTATCGCGGGTAAAATAGATGGTTACCTGTCCAACGGCTGGTGTTATTTCATTAACAAAAATTCGCGTGTTACCGGGAATTTCAAGGGCTTTTTGAGTTATCGCCGCCTCATTGAAATTTGCGACTGGATTTTGAACCCGGTTAAGGAATCTTGTCCGGTTGTCCTCTGTGGTTTCCTGGTCTGTTCCTCCTGTTAATTCGTTAAAATCAACAAAAGAGCTATCATTGACATCTGTAATAGGCTCAACGAAAGTTAAAGCCGCGCCTGAGCTTTGGTTAGTGTTTGATCCAAAGAAATCAGTGTCCGCTCGAACCGGCAATAATGCCGTGTTTGTTTCTGTTGTGATAGTTCCGGTGGCCGGTGAAGCCGGAGTAGTTTCTATCTGGTAAGTCGCGGTCTTTAATCCTGTGACATTTACAATAAAAGTTCCATTATATTCAGTCTCCACCGCATCCGCGACGATTACTGATATACTGGAAGCCCAATTATGGTTATCTGTTGTCGTGATCGTTACAGTTCCGCCCGAACGAACAAGAGAAGTAATTGACAATATCTGATTGCCGATTGCCTGTGACGCTGTGACAATATATTGGACGCCGCTTATTGATAACTTGGAGCCGCTGTCGATTGAAGCTCCAGCTATTCCCTCGGCAACGACATTGCCGGAAGCCTGAGTAGCGGCATGGCGCGTTATTTTAAATATAGCCGCCCACCGACTAAGATATGGAAGCTCGGCCGTATCCCAAAAAAATTGCTTTAATAATTCTTTTAATTGTTCAAAAAAATCGAATATCCTAAAAGATAAAGCCTTGACTATGCCGCCTAACCCAGAGTTACGCAAAAATGGATTGGAACCAACTAGTTCACTTCTGACGTCAGTTTTTCCTGACTGATTTAACTCTTCTCTTGTGGGGAATTCAATAGTCATTTAAAGCCTCGTATTATTCCAGACATCGAAATAGAAAGATTCGCCGTCGATATTAATTTCCTCATTTATGCCGGATAAATTTTGTTGACTGACAATAATTATCTCTTTCGCCAATCCATCTTCCTTCATCCATTCCAAGGCTTCCTGGTGATAATTTTTCATAGAAGCATGAGTATTGGACCTCATCCTCGATTGCCGAAGCAACCAACCCTTGGAGCCGGCTTCAAATCCCGCCACATCCGCTAAAATATTTCCTATCCATCCGCCGCGATTTTCGGGAGTCGCGACTTCCGCCGCTGTCGCGCGCCGTCTTCCTATGATTGAAAGAGCTATCGTTGTCCCAAAACTATAGTCTTTTTCCAGGTCTCCGTTTTCATCAAGGCCAATATCCCAGACACCATCGGCTCCTTGTGTAAGTTTTATGTCAATTGCTTGAGGCATAATTATTTTATCAAGGGGATGGTGTGGCGGGCCAGGTCGGTTTTTCGCTTATTCCCGATCCGACCTCTATTCCAGAGTGTCCATGAGTGACTAAATCTTTAATTACCATTTTATTGTTTACCCAAACTTCTATCGCCCCTTTGGTAAACTTCAGATAAGTTCCGTCCGCAAAATTGCCCGATACCACTTCGTTGTCATTCGACATACTAGGCACAGTGACGGGATCGTAGGCCATTCCCACCTGTTTGGAGCTTTCTCCTGCAATATTAAATTTTACCCCCAGGGAGCCATTTGGCAAAACGGAGGCTAATCCATAAGGAGACAAGACTTCCATGTTGGTGGTTTTGCCACCTAAGCCCTTAACTTGAACAACGGGATATTCTCCGACAACGGCGGCCCTAGTCTTAGTTACGATTACTCTTTGAATAATGGTCTGTATTTTGTTACTCAAATTTCTAATCTTATCTGCAATAGCGCCCATGCTACCTTTGAATATTATAAGAAGAAGGAAGAACGCATGTTAAGGTGGTAGTTGATCCGCCTTTTGTGGTCTGATTAAAATTCACAGAATTTATTAAAAAATTTGCTCGCACTCTTACTTTTTCATCATTCATCGACACCAATTCGTTATGCTTCCAGGGAATGCCCCTAAAAGAATGGCCGCTCGTTGTGGCTGTATAAGTAGTTGATCGCGCTTGCCTTATATTGGCCTCCCATCGCGCTCTTTTTGTGCATTCGCTAGAAGTGGAAGAATTTTCAGTAATAAATACAAATTTTCTTGAATATCTTATCCTTTCATCCAGCGCCACTCCGCCTCCGCTTATTAAACCATCGGAACCTAGCGTCTTTATCCTGGTAATAATTCCTTTACTTGGCTGCGATTCGGCGTCATACAGATTAAATAATTTAGACTCATCTTGAGAAAAAAAGCCTTTTATAACATTATTATTACTGCCGTTAATAATATTCTGCAAAACGAATCTGCTTTTTCCGCTAGTCTTTCCGTGTCCACGAGTAAATACTATATCCCCAAATTCATTGTCAGTTAATAAAACCTGCCGTTTTCTGGCAAATTTTTCAAGAACCTCAAAATAGGTTTGCCCTAGCTCCTCATCCAAAGATTCATTGTCCTGGTAATCGTCGATGTCATCTTCTACCACAACATTTAAGGTTAATAATTCTTCTGGCAGTTCCGTTGGTATCAACGGCTGTCTAAGTAACTCAAAGGCTAATTTTTTGGCGACAGTTTTTAAACTTATTTTTCCCTGAAATGACACATTAGCTCCAATTGTCGAGTCTATTAAATCCGCTGTTTTGGAGCGGCCACTCACGATGACAGTATGATTTTTTTTGCTATATGAATTATTAAAGGAACCGATAAAACCAGTGAGTATAAGTTTGTTGTCAGCAAATATTTTTACCGCCGATCCCGTATTTGCTTCAGAATTATAAAATACTTCAGGAGACATTATAAAAGAAAAGCTTCTGGCAAAAATATCTAAGGCTGTGGTTACTGAAATACTTATGAATTCATTATGTTTTCTGTTATTAATTTCAACTGTCAGCATTTGTTACCTGAAAATTTCCACGCTTCCGTCCGCAAAACTTACATCTTTTATGGAATTTAATTGTGTAAATTTTTCAAAGTCATCGACGTTTCCGTAATATTGATACATCAAGGCTTGGGCTGTCGTCGGTTGCGTTGCGATCTCTACTATTTTTTTGGCGTTTAATCTCTGAATATCAAGAAATTCATTCGTAATATTGCGTAAATTTTGAAGTTCGGAGGCAACAGAGGTATCTCTTATTAAATCAAAAACTTTATCGAATTGCGTGTTTAATTTTTCAGAAAAAGTATCTATTTCTCTGATTGTAAAAAAATCAATATTTGCTGTCTGCTCATATGCGTAAGACAAAGCCCCGACCTGAATATAAGCCACAAGCAAGTCCTGATTGATCTTTTTTTCTATCAATTCCGCCGCAGTTTCTGGTATCTCCTTAAAATCATCCCCAAAAACAAAAAGCTTTTCCAAAGTAAGAAAACTTTCTTCGGGAGTTTCTGATAGAGCGACTACTGAGTTAAAGAGATTTGTTAATGATGAAACCAGTTGTCCCGGCAAATTAATAAGACGACGAATACTGTTTTTAAAATCATTCAGAGCCGCCGCAAAATCGTCAATTTCCTGCAGGGCGCGGTTAAATGTTTTTGTGACGTCGTCAAATTGCGCTCCAATGCCGTTTAAAAGATTTATGGCCGCTGAAAAATTAAAAGGAAAAGCTTGGCTTACTTTGAATCCCTTGGGAGGAGCCGCCGCAAATTCAGCCGCCAAAGCATCCATGGTGTCCGTTCTGGAAACTTCAATATTAGAGAGAGTAAATAATTCTGGAAGCGGAACGCCCCTGGATACCCGCGCAAATGTGAGGGAAAAAAAGGCCGCGCCTAGTTCAGAGAATTTTTCAACTAATGTGTAGGGCTTGGCCACAACTTCAAATTTGCCCAAAAAACCATGACTAAGAATCTTGGGGCTGCCGTCTGTGTTTGGTCCTTTTTTAAGAACATTAATTAAGGCGTTTCTTTTTGCAAAATATTGGCCGCCTTTATTGGAAATTATAGCCGAAAGTTTAAAATCTTCCAGCATTTCGCCTTGGTCTTCGGGATCCCTTCTGGATGAGTTGACGAATTCATGAATAACCACACTTCTTCCGCTTGTGGTTGGAGCTTCTTTTGCCAAAAAAGGAACTCCATCAAAAGACCATTCATCCAGTCCGTCTAAAATAGACATAACTCAACCTATAAATCCGAAATTTTTACCAATATTTAAATCTACATCGCCATCCGTTGATCCATGGACACTATCCACGGCTTCTGTGTTTCCTCGTAAATTAAGGTCAATACTTACCTTTCCTGTTGTCTTGGAAGCTCCGGCCGCCTTTTCTTCTGGGGTTAGGATTGATTCCAGTGAAAGCGGGGTAGCCTCAATTTCTTTAATTTTTCTATATAATTCTGGAATATCTGTGAGAGCTGTAATATCGCCTAAGCCAGCTCGAAAAAGAGCGAATAGTATGCCAAAGCTAAACGTGACGACATTCACTAATTGCATAATTTTGGTAAGACCCCATATTAAAAGTTTGATTGTGCCTGCAAATCCTCCTGGAGTCGCTTTATTCATTATTTCAATAAATATCATAAACTGCCTCTGGAGATCAAGCAAATGCGGTTTTATTTTATCAAATATTGTCTGCTTCATATTCTCCCAAAAACTAAAAATAGCATTTGATTGTTTTTCATACCCGCTTAATATTACCTTAGCTGTTTCAAGGGCTATATTAGTGCCTTGTATCTCTTTGAATAACCGTTTCGATAAATCCAAATTTTTAGTCAACTCAATGCCAACTGATGCCTGGAACTTTCCAAATATTCTTCCTGCTTCCGCGAGTTTATCTTGATCATCAACAAAACTCTCCAGGTGCTTCTTGACCTTTTCTAATGTTCCCAGCATATCTTTTCCTCTGAATTTTTTAGGAAGGTCTGCTAGTCTGATAAATAATGTCCTTAAAGCTGTTCCCGATTTCTGCGCCAAATTCCCACTGTGAGCCACCGCCTCCAGCATAGAAACTACTTGAGCAAATTTAAGCCCCGCTATTTCGGCCGCCGGGCCAGCTTTTAGAAACGATAACGCCAAATCAATTACTTCCGCGCTGCCTTTTCTTTGGGCCGCCGCCAATATATTTGAAAATCTAGCGGCGGACTTCGCGGACTTTCCGTAAACATTAAGAGAAATCGTCAAAGCTCTTGAAATTTTTTCTATCCGCTCCATTGGAGCATTCACAATAAGAGTCCATTTAGTTAACTTCTTTAACTCTTCGACATCTTTCAGTAATTCAGGCTTCAGGCCAGCCACCCTTTTAAAGCCCGTATATGATTCCACAAAACTTGTGCCAAAAACACGCGAAAATCTAAAAGCCTCTTTTCTTAGTAAAGCTAAACTTTTCTCATTGAATCCGGTAAGAGCCGACAATTGAAGAAAAGATTTTTCAACCTCTGAGCTATCTCTTATAATTTTCCGCAGTCCAAAGCCGGTCATAGTCAACGTTACCAACAAGGAGGCAAGTCTGAATTTTAAATTACCCGCAACTAAGACCATCCCTCGCATGGCGAAGTTTGCTTTTTTTTGCCGCCTGGTGAATTTTTCAACTTTGTCGGCGGCTTTATCGGTTGCTTTTGAGACCCTTGCAAAGCTTTTTGCGCCGACAGTCTGAAATTTCTCAAGCCTGGATGTGGTTTTTTGGACTTTTTTGTCTATTTTGTCCATATCCTCGTATATTTTATTAGCGACTTTGCTAAATTTATTAATCGCTATAAAAATATACTTTACTTCAAAAGCCATTATTTAGTTTTTCCGTCCAACTTTAATAGTCTGTGTAAATCATCATGCAAGCGCAAAAGTTTAGAAATCGGCATATCCTCAGCTTCGCCGAACGCAACGCCCCCCCTGTAGAAGTACAGCACTTCGTTACGTATTTTTTCTATTTCTTCCCTTCCTCTTGGGGAGGAAACAGAGAGGGCATGATAAAAACTCCGACGAATTGATAAAACATTTCCACTAAATCGGGTTCTGAAATTTGTCCCCACTGGATAAAATTTATTTTTGTTTCTTCAACCAAAACGCATCCAGCCATAGCCAATTCCTTGAATTTTTCCATAGCTAGAGAAAAATTCATTTTAGAAGCCATAATAGGAACCTCCACCTCCCGCGCTAATGCCTCCGGATTGAAGGCTCTTTGTTCCGCCACGTCGTCTTCTGATTTTTTTTCCTCGACATCTGAATCCCGCTTCATTTGCTGAAAGAGAGGTATTGTTTCTAAATACGCCCTCATTACCATCTGAGAAAGCCCTTTGTTCATTATGCAAAGTTTTACCAACGGAGAAACAAGCTTTACTGTCTGAATGTCAACTAATTGCCCAACATTCTGCGCTTTGTATCCAATTGGAGAATACAGCTCATAATTAAAGTCATCGACCTCAAATATTTTTTTATTTTTATTTTTTTCTTCCATATTTTATACCGGAGGATCACTTTGGAATTCAAGTTCAAATTCCGCCTCAAAGCCGGCGGGGATTTCGTAATTATTAACAACAGCCGCATTATTGAAAGTCCTGTCAAACCCGTCTTCGACGATCTGAACCACGTTTGTGTCCTCGTTAAGCTTCAGCTTTCTAGCCTCTTTAATGTTTTCCTTGGTCGTGTAGAAAGTCCCTTTTATCATACCAAACATCGACTCAACATCCTTCGTAAACACGCGCTCCGTTTTGGAGCCGCCCAGTGAGGCTACTCTTAACTTGTATTCACCTAAACCCTCGGTAAAAACAATAGTGTTCGGTTTGTATGGAAAAAGAATGTTATTGATAATTAAGCCGGGAGTCGCCACCCCTTTCTCGCTCATACCGTGCTCCTTTAAAATCTGATTTTAATCACAAATGTGAAGTTTCTAAATTGACCCACAATTGGAAATTCACTTTCTCCGCTTACGCCGCCAGTCGCGAGATCGAGCGTAAGCTTAAGCTTGTCTTTAAAAATAGCCAAATTGACTTCCCCTGATCGCGTCAGCGAAAATTCAGGCTCTGTTAATCTAACATAAAGCCCGGTCAGAAATGCGCGCACTGAATTTTCATTTGCCGACGCAACGCGCGGAATTAAATCTCCATCTGTCAGACGGCTTTGCGCGTAAGTGGCCTTGGAGTTGTTGAAGTAGAATTCCCTGATCGCCGTTGCCGTGTCCACCGCGTTTAAATATTTAAACGAAAGATCGGGATTGGAAGCGGCGTCTGTTTTATAAGTCGTGACTACTGCGCCGGCAATAATTGAATTGCCGGCGATATTATTTCCCAATACAAAACCGCCCTTATCCTCCAAGATTTTAATCTCAGAACCCTCTCCGCTAGTAAATCCTTTGCCGATGGGAATAATCGGCAAATGTGAATAAGGTGTATTAAAATAAGGCTTTGATGATATATGGACACCGCCGAATTGATCCAGCGCCGCCTCTCCGATTACAAAAGAGGATATGCTTACTCCGTCGGTAAGTCGCATTGCTCGAATAGCCGCAAATTGAGCTGCTATAGCGTAATCAAGCTCAAAAACAGAACTTCCCTTATAGAGCGTGTCGTCAACTATTTTATTGCAATGAACGCCCAAAGACTGGCTATTTTCTGCGTCCAGAACTGTTCCCAGGTTAGAGAAAGTATCTGTCAGTGAAATCACAGCAAACCCATCAAGCAATAAGCCGCTGGTATTAAAGCGCGGGTCAAGGAAATCAGTCAGGACACTCAGGTCCCAGTTGGATGGATATATGATGGTCTGGTAGCGAGTGTCTACTACGACGTCAAACAGGGTAGTTAATGTGGGATCGGTCGCTCCACCGCTCATAGCTGTGACAGCTATAGTCACGCCGGGAATTGAGCCGGTCACTCTTATTCCTATTCCATTGCCGACAGTTCCTTTATGTTCGGCTGTAATAGTGACATCGCCCGACGCATTAGCTCCAGAAGCTTGTCTTTTAGAATCTGCGGTTATCAAGGCTTCAAGAGCGTCTCCAATGTCAGTTATATCATCGGAGCTGGTGAATGCCAATTTGTAGCTGTGATCGCGTTTTGACCCTATGTCAACCACAATAGTTCCATCCGCCGTGGCTGGCCCACTGCCAAATATCACGTGGCCAGTCGCCTCTGATCCAGCGGCGTCACCCAGCCCAATGCCGTCAATCCTGGTGACTCTATTGAGCGGAGCCGACACGCTGCCCTTAAAGGCTCTGACCGTCGAGGCCAGCATGGATTTTTCATCAAACAGCGTATCCCAGCTATTGTCATTGCCGATTTCTTTCTGCAATTCACCGCTAACCGCGCTTCCGCCTGCAAGCATCTGTCCGACAACCAGAACTCTATGGGGAGTGACGGATAGTTCTTGTGAAACCCCTCTTACGGCAATTTTTACATTTGGTTGTATAATTTTGGTTTCTCCCGACATCTTTTCTCCTATAACGGAATTTGGTCTAAATTAACAGCAACATCTAAGTCGCCGGTTCCCGAATTAATTGTTGAGTCAATTTTTATATCTCTAAAGGCCACGCTTCGATCCGGACCCTTGGTATCTGGGTAAGTTACATCAACCACTCTTTCAAAAGTGAATTGATGAATATAAACACTTTCAGATAGCGAAGATTCCCCCGCGTACCGATCTCCCGTGGGAGTTATTTGGGACCAAGTTTGACATTTTAGGCCAGTCGGAAAAACCACACCCAAAATAGCTTCGTAAATAAATCCCCTGATTTCCTCCATATCATCTCGCAGGGGGCGTCCTGATATGGAATCAACTCCAGGGATAAAAATATAAATAGAAAAAGGTTCTATGAGCCTGTTTCTGTATTCGTCAGTTCCAGAGCTTTCATTTATGGCGTCTGATTTTATCGACCTATTCCTTGATGTGTTCACATCTTCAAGCACCACAAAAGCCCATAATTTATTCGACGGCTGCTCGGTGTAACTAAGGATTAAGCGACTAAAAGAAACCCCGCCGCTTACCCTCATCGGAGACCGAGCAATAATTGTTCCGCCGGCTGGACTTTCAGGCGTCACGGTAATTTGGTAAGTAAAAGTCGTCGGATCAATAACAGTGACAGCAAACCGGCCGTTATACCCAAATTCCTGCTCTAAAACGGGGCTTCCCGTGTCCGGGCTTGCGGGGCTTCCAGAAACCAGATACGAAAAGTTTTTGCGATTAATTACTGAATTTAAAATAAAAGTTCCGTTGTATTCTGATTGGCCAGCTCCAGAAATAACAGCTTTATTAAAATCGTAAATATTGTCTTCGTCAACTTGCTGTAGGCTTGGCAATGTTAGATCATGCGAGTTCTGAGTAACCCCTGAAGCGATTCCATTTGAAAAAGTCAGACTTGTGATCGGGTTTAATTCCTTAGCTCCACTCATCACCACTTCCTGTCCGGTATCCAGGCCGTGGGGAGTTGATGTAACCGCCGTGACAACAGCCCCAGCCCTAGTTAAAGATGTGACGGGAATATCGTCTGAAAATAATCCCGTCACTTTAGGCAACACGGTTTGTAGTTGTTCAATAACGTCGGACGCTTTCATTGTTGAGTTTCTTCCTTAAGGCGAGGAATATTTTTTTCCAAAAATTCAGTAATATTTTTAAAACCCTCTGATTCGCTTTTGCCGCCAAAGCCTCTAAATTTACATTTAGCGGGATAAACATCTTTGACATTTCCGTCTTTATCGCATTCAACGACAATAGTCATCCCAAATAAATGAATAATCCTGTTTATAAACCACAATAAACCGCTCGCCCTAAATTGTTCCCATGATATTTTTTCAATCATTTCTTAAGCAACTCTCGACTGACTTCCTGGTAGTAATAATTCTCGGTGTCTTTTTGTTTTTCCTTAATGGCCGGTTTTAAATATTTGCGACCGCTTAACTCTAATCGTTTGGCGTAATCCACGAATACTCCAAACCCGATTTGGCCGGACTTAGTATTAACCAAAGGGCTGCTTCCTCCGGCCCCAATTACCAATTCATTTCCAGACGGAACATAACCAATAGAAGCGGCTAAAGAGCCGGAAAAATTAGCCGGAGATTCATTTGGGGCTGAAGCTCTATGAGTTCTATATTTACTAGTCCATATATCCTGCAAAACATAAAATTTTCCGCTTTTTATTCCGCCTATAATTCGCCATTTAGCTTGCTTGGTTATATCTTTGCCAATAAACATATTTGCTTTTTTTATCCCTTCAGCAAAAGAACGGGGAATATTTTTTATCTGCTGGAAAACTTTAGCGTTTCCCGGCGCTCCTGTAATTTTCATTGTTGGTTAACCAGTAATCCGAAAATCATCATTAAAAGGGGGCAGATGAAAAGAAGCGCCATGGCAATATGTATCCCATGCAAAGCCCACCTAAGCTGGGTATCAATACTTATCAGTTCTTTTCTTTTGGGTTTTTCTTCACTCATTTGTTCCTTCTGCTTTCCGTGCCATTGGTTTTTATATAGGCAAAGAATTGAAAAAAGAACAATCATGCCGGCAACAAAACCGCAAACAAAAGAAAGTGAAGAAAAAAATACGGGTACTAATTCCACAATAGTTAAGCATCCACAAAAATACCTAACGAATCTCTGAACCCGAACGTTTCCGCCGCGTTGCGGCGTCACGTCGGGTTAGCTCAGTCGTTAGATTCTGTTAATCGGCAATGTTTTAATCCCGCGTTTAGCGGCTTTTAAAAATAACCACTCGTGTTTTTCGTCTAAGTCTGTTGTGTTTAAAATATCGTAATTTATGTTTTCTAGCTCGATCCAGGTTTGCGCGGTTACTCCCTCTAAAAATCTGATATAAAAAAGGTGAGTAACGATTTTAGCCCTATTATTTCCATCAAAAATTATTTCTCCACGATCGGAAGTTTTTATATTTGCCCAGACAGTGGCGTCTTCCGTGAATGTCTCCGTGTAATCAACTGAATCCTGAGCAGGAGCCGTAATACTTCTTTTCTTTAATATGATCTGAGTGTCCAAGCTGCCAATGCAGACTTGGCGGCGCGCCGCCTTTATTTTTTTGCAACTCATTACACGATATCTTCAATCCTATTATTAGTATAAACCCCAAAAGCCCCAGAAGGAAGCCACATGCTATCCGAGCAATCTCCGCGATTAGCAAGAGCGTTGGCAACATGCTGTTTTATGGCGGTTTTTATATCTGCGGGAACGACGCTTTCATCGACTCCATAACCAGCCACAAACTCAATAACAACGGCTTGTTGTCTGTTGTCGACGTCATCTGGCCATGATTTGCCATCCACCAAAGCTATGCGTGAATAATCATACTCCTCAGTGGCATAATAAACCGAAGTATCCACGGTTGTCAAAATGTTTTCCTTAAAGTATTTCACCGAAGAAACAGATTGCAACCTGGATTTTGTTAATTCAATTTCACCAAAGCCACTCGGAAGACTGTAGCTGGGAACCAAAGCCGCGTAATTACCGTAAGAATTCGGGTAATCATTAAATGAATCCCTGAAAGTCTTGTAAGTTTTATTGACGAAATCGCGTTTACTTATTTTTTCTCCGGTTAAGGTGGCCGATTCTATCAAGGCGGTAATTTTGTCGTCTTGAGTTGAGGCTGTTATCTCAAGCCAAGATTTCACATCATCCAGAGAAACCGCTAAATTCGCTGGTGGATCCACTAAAATATAACTCCACGCTTTTTTGGTTGGAGGCATGTTAGCCTGATGTCGCTTTATTTATGAGAGTTAGTTCTTTTTCTTTCCACCACTGAGATCCGTCCTTGGTTTTAATATTGTACTGAAGTCCTGCTTCATCATAATACAACCCCCCAATGATTCCCGTTGACTCAAGAGATGTTTTTACTTTATCGTCTATATTAAATTTAAACTCAAGTTTCATACTTAATCTACCTTTTTTGATTTTTGATTAAGGAGGCGAAATTGCTTCTTATATTGAATTTATGTCCCATAATCGCCTGTCGCCAATATCCTGCTTACCGCAGGAATGCCGGCCACTGGAAGTTGCGCCGCCACATAAAAAGTTGTTTTGGATGAGTCGGTAATTTCCAGAATAAAGGTTCCGTCTGCTTTGGTCTGGACCTGCAGGGCTTTCTTGGCTGTCAGGGTTCCAAAAACTTCACCGCTGGCTGATTTAGCCGTGACTGTGCCGGAAGCTGCTGTTCCGGTCAGCCCCTCGCCCTCGGAGTCGTCAGACAACCATATATCCAAAAGGATCGGCTTAGCCATCACGTCGCCGTGTCCGTCCTGGACGGACAAAGTCACTTCACAGACATTTGCTCCCCCGGCGGCTATGGCGTAATCAATCCTTTGCGGAACCAGTTCGTCCTCAAGAAATAAGGCATTATCGTTGTTATCTGGCGTTTTGGGTGTGTCGAGGCCGTTTTTCGTATTAGACATTCTTTTCCTTTATTAATCCGCTCTCTTTTTCAAAATCAAGAATTGCTTCTATGATCATGGGTTTGGTTCGGTGAATATTGGATTTTACAACAACTCCATTATCTTTGCAAAACTGTTTTAACCCAGGCATGGTAAATTTAACCTCATAAAATACAGAACGCTTTGCCCTGTCTTTGTCATCTAGTTTTGTTGATTCATTGCTGTTGGATTCCATGGTAACCGTGGGATGTTTTTTCTGACAAACAACGGCGTACCCATGTTTTATCATATCTTCGGCGTCTTTCGTATTAATGTCTTTTATGTTTCCGACGCCAAAGCTTTTTGTCCTTTCACCAAAAGACCAGCGGCATTTTTTTATAAATTTAACCAGCATTTATATCCTTGGGCCGGCATGGGCCGGCCATATAATTTAAGAAATAGCTTTCTGGTTTTTTGGGCTTTTAACGGCAAGCGCGCCGATCAAACCATCCGCCGTTCCATTGTCAGTTAAGGTAAGCCGCACATAGCGTTTATGATTCACAACGCCGATTTTTTTCACCACACCGTCATCTGCTGCGGCAAAAGTGGCGTCTGCGATTGTTCCGATCAGCAAGGCAGTCGCCACATCAGCGGCGTCACTTAATCCGGAATCGTCGCCATCTTCGATCTTGGGAACGAAACTTCCGGTCGTCATAACTCCTGACTGAATTAAAAATTCAAGCCCTTCGGCTCCATCCGTGTCTATGATGGCCCCGACTTGCGTTGAGCTATAAACCGCCGGAGGAATAACAGGCAGGGCGTCCATAATGTTGTGAATATCTGTGTTTGCCATTATTGTATCCTTCTAAAATATTCTGAAATAGCGGCCGACTAAGCCGCTTTAAAATCACACACAAAATTAAGCCGCCTCAGCGCATTTCAGTTTTTTGATGCCCTCGGCCTTGATGACATCTCCGCCAGTCCTTCTGCTGATGACAAAACGCACCTTTCCTTCCGCCGCGAGCGTGAAGGCATCTCTGATCATTTCTATGCCAATGCGGTCATAAATAAGATATGAGCGCCTGAAATCTCCGTAGGCGACCGGCTCATTTCCGGCTCCAATATTCGGCATATCCTGCATGATCACATAACGGTAGCCGTTAATCTCACTTGGAACGCCGGGGGCTAATCCCGCGCTTCCAGACGGAACCCACTGATAACCACCGAACCCGTTAGTAAAAGTTCTAATGCGGGCCAAGGTTTGGCGGTTAAAAACATAAACAGGATTATATCCTATTTTTAAATCTCCAGTCAGAAAAATAAGGCTGTTGGATGTAATATCATTAGCAACGGTGGAATTTCTGGTGGCAATCTTGGAGTTATTCATAAATCCTTTCGCCTGCAGGGGTCCGGCTCCCGTAACATACCATTGACCTTCTTGCTGCTCATAGTCTTCTCTGGCGTCGGTGATGACTTCGCTTTCCATATTAAAAGCGGAATCCTGAATTATTTCCGTGGACAAGACTGTTATCGACATCATTTTTTTGGTGAAAATTTCAATTTCACCATACTTTGAGGAAGTTTCAGGCGCGCTTCCGCCTTCTCCTGTTCCGGCGCCACTTAATAGCGAGGTTCTGACCGGCTGTTTATAGCTTTTTGAGCTACCCTGTTTTACTCTTGCGATAGTACGCATCGGAGAAACTTCTGTTAAGTTTTTGATGATTTCAGTGCTCATCTCAGGGGGCATATTCAATGCTCCGCCTTCCACCAGGACATCCGTCCGCATATACGCTTTTTGTACCTCGATTAAAGCCGTTTTTTCCTCGGAATTCAACTCGCCTATTCCCCTTTTTACAAAAACCTCGAAAGCCTTGGCTTCCGGTGTGCCAGAAACTCCGCCCGCTCCGCCCGGCATTCGGTAAAGCTTTTTCTCCAGCTCTTTGATTTTGGAACTGAACTCGTCGCCGCGCGTTTTGGCGGTTTCTAAATTGGTGACCATTTCCTGGTTTTTAGTCTCGGCTACGTCTAAAGACTTGTTGATTTTTTCCAGTTTTTCTTTGTCTTCGCTGGTAAAAATTCCTTTTTCAACAAGAGACTTCAATTCTTTGAAACTTTTTTGCTGATCCTCAATATGTGTTTCTAATTCTTTCGGTGTCATCGTCATTTAAACCCCTTTTAATATTCGTGTTAATTCTTTGATGTTACTTGAATGATTGGCTATCACCTCAATTTCCGCGCTATCGGAATCACTCCGCTTAGGCAGTAGTCCAGCCAGATATTCTCTGGCCGATTTGGTGAATAATGCTGATTTTTTAAGAAAACGATCAAATCCTTCCTTATCTGATATGTCTCGCACATCCTCAAACATAAAGGCTTTGCCGTTGTCTACCGTTGAAATATAATGGTTTGCGGATTTAATTATTTTGTCTTGGTTTTCCTGCGAAATCCCGGAATTAGAAAGAGCTTTGTTTATGAAGTGTTTAAAAATTGAGACATTGTTTCCAAGGCTTTTGAAGTCAATCACATTGGCATCGTTGTTAGCCGCTATATCAACCAGAGAATATTCATACAAAGTTCCTTTGGTAATATTCCTCACTTCCCAGCGTCGGCCCTCAACTTTCTCATAATTATATTCGGTGGCTGAAAAACCAATAGAAAGTTTACGAACCGTCCCAATTTTAACCTGAGGCTTTACTCTATCCCTTACAAAACTATCTTCAAGTGGGGTTTTAGCTTTTACGTATAATCCGTTTCCCCGTTCTTCGTTTGAAATAGATATGCCTATCGGCTCCCTGTGCATCCATTTTACAATAGGGGCGTTTTTGGCAAGACTTTCTAAAAATGCTCCCTGCATTACTCTGTCATCATCGCGGTCTATGCTTCCATAAGTTGTGCAAAGTCCCTCAAAATAAAAAAATTCATCATCTGATTCTGTTTTTTTAATTTCAAAACCAAAACTCTTATACTCTTTTTCCATTGTCTACCTTATAAATATCTCTGAAAAGCATCGGCAACCTGATATTTCCTCAATAAGCGCGCCAAGCGACGTATCGCCCGGATACATTAACAAGCTATTTCCAACCCGGAAAGGCTCCATAGTTCCCTGAACTGTTTGTCCATTGGCTATTACATGCGTCGGCCTGACAAATTCGTCTTCTCTTGTCTTCCAACGCCTGAATAAAACCTCAATAAGTCTTTTCGCTTCATCTATTTTAGCCTTAACTTGGCTCTTGGCTTTAATCCATGCGTCTGCTTGAAGCAACACGTTGGCCTCAATAAGTCTGGCTCCGTCCACTGCGTTTAAAGTCTCCGTGACAGCTATATTTTTGCTTCTTCCTTTTGATCTTTGCGTAAACCTATTAGAAACTACGTTCGCCACCTCTTGGTTGTTCGGATAAGAGCCTGCCAATATTTTTCCTATAATTTCCTGTAGTGTAAAATCATTCAACCACCTGTTGCTTGTGGCTGTGATAATATTCGATCTTTCAAGTGACTCTTTTTCGGAGAAATTTAATAAACTGACATCCACTAACCCGCCAACCCGATCTTCGGTGGATGTCACTATCTCAAATTTACTCCTTATTTCCCTTCCTGATTTCTTTGCCGCTTTGCGATAAGCCGGCCTTAAAATGCCGATTAACTCAGGCTGGTAAATAGCCGCGTTTAAAATTTGACCCGTGGCCGAGTAAACAGTTTTGTAATCCTGGCTTATTTGTTTAAATAATCTTCCGAGTGGCGGGATAAGCCCAGCCTCAAGCGAAAGTTTTAAGGCCATATCCTCTTTTTCGGAAGTAATTATCTGCTCAGGCATTATTGCATTACTCCGCCGCAATGGGCATTTCCAGCTTCTCCGGTTAACATAATGTTTTTATTTTACTGGCGGACACTTCGGTAACATAAAATTGTCTATCCGTTTTTGCATCTCCATTGTACAGTCGGTTTTATTGATCAGAGTTTTTATTTTTAAAAATGCTTTGTTTCTTCGATCCTCTGATTGGTATACTATGCAACTAATGGTATCCGTTCCCTTAAACCGCACGCAAATATTAAACTTATCATGTTTATCCGCGCTATCTATTTTGTAAAATTCTAATATTTCATCCAGTCTTAAAAGACGATCATCAATATCAATAAAGTTTTGATTTCTCATTTTATGTTTTTTCCTTATTGTTTCTTTTAAATATAATCAAATTGCGGGACCCGGAATCGAACCGAGAACCTTAAGGTTATGAGTCTCATGGGGTGCCGTTCCCCTATCCCGCATTATTTAAGATTTAAAGCCACAGCCATCACTTCGATTTTTTCATCTGCATAGCCTTTGGTCTTCATTATTTCTGTAAATTTCTTTTTTGTCGTTTTGGGAACCGGCGGTTCGTCTCCTGTGTAGGCGTCTTTTCCGACTGCTACTTTATTTGACGACTTATAAATCACGTCTCCGCCTAAATACGGCTCTCTTCCCAGCAAAGCTCTTAGTTCGTTGTCGGTAAAAAGCTCTGTTTCGCCCAGTGTTTTAACCTCTCGGACTTTTCTCTCTTTGAGCGCGGGAATTTCAGAAACATCGTAAGTTAATTTATAATTTTCGCTCCCACGTCCAGAGCGCGGCATTAAAAAAATATTTAACTCATTAAACAGCCTGTCGGCAAGCGGCAAAACGGCGTTGTCGTAAAGCTGTTCTTTAGAGACTCCCATGTTTGCGAAGGTCTGTCTCTCTGGATTTACGAAAGGAAGCGGTATTTTATACTGGTTATAGATTTTATTACTAACATCTTTCTTAAGCTCGGCAAAGTCCATGTCCCTGTTTGATGTAATCAGATTTTCCCATTTTATATTAGCGCCGGCAATAGCTAATACTTTGCCTGCGTTTTTAGATCCGGCCACATAATTATTTATCTGTTCTCTCAGCCTTTCTTCTTGTTCTTTTGTTAACGGCGGTATGACGTCTCCGTTTTTTCCTATTACAGAGTTCATCATCAATATGCCTGATGGACGGCCACCGCGCTTCAACAAACTGCTGTTATGGATTGAGGCATGATTATACTGGTCTATTTCTGGAAAAATTGGCGATACCTGAGATTGCCCAACTAAGCTATTCGGGTTTGGATTAAATCTTTTAATCTGCCAGATTTCGCCAACATCATGGTTGTAAAACCTAAATCTACCGCCTTGCTCATCGCGCTTAAAATCAATGCTGGACGTTGTTCTGTTGTCGGAGATTAATCCCGCGTACCCATCTCTGCTGTCTGCCTGAATAGTAATTTGCTGCGGAAAACTTGACATTATTTCAAGCGGGTCCTTTTTGACGTCTCCCGTCGCCACAACATAGCTATTTCCCGTGGCAACGTAAAACAAAGCCAGCGAGTATAAAAATTCATTACAAGTGCTGTCTGCGTTGGGATTTTTTAACAATTCCAGAACTGGGTGACCAACAACCACCTCATCGTCTTTGCTTATATCCACGACTTGCGGAGTTAAGGAAGAAAATTCAGCCGCCAAAATATCCGCAGCGTTATTAAGCGGGGCTGTGTTGCTGAATAAGTTCAACGTCGTGTGCGCCGCTAAGTCGCTATGTCCATATGTTTCTAAGTAATCAGAAAAAAGCCCCATCGGAAACGATTTAGTCTGAATTTCATTTAGTGACTTCTTGGGTATATCCCTCCATGCGGCCTTTAGTCTTTCGATAATTTTCATTTACAAAGCTCTCGCAAGGGGGATGTCTCCCGATGGTTGATCTTTAAGAAATAAATAAGTGGCTCCCCAAACCAAAGCGTCGAGCCTATTGGGAGATTTCTTAGTTTTTGCGGGAACGTATTCCAATTGTTCTGCCTCAAGTTTATCTAGCCCTGGTTTATGTCTGATTTTTTGCTGCTCATAAAGCACTACCACCGGCTCAGCTCTGGCGTGTTTGCCCTTACTTGCCCATACATCTTTTATAGGAACTAAGGCCCCGCCTTTAGCAGCCCTCAGCGCCATTTTAACCAAAGCTCCGCCTTGATTCTTTTCATAAATGATATAATCCGCATTGTGGTAATAATATGCCCAGATAGCTTTATCAGCCCATTCGGGAGCTGAGTATTCGCCGCTGTAATCAGCTTCTACCTGAGCGCATCCCTCTGCGTCTCTGTTTTTGCCGTCTTTTGATATAACGATTATTCCGGCTTCGTCCGCCGTAAATTCTCCGGTGTCCTCATTCACTCCGTCGCTTACATTTGGGTCAAGGGACACGATTGTTTGGAGCGGATTTTTTATCCACTCTTCGCCTGGAGTCAGTTGGGCGGAGTTGATCATCTGGTTGTTCCACAAAGCCCCCTGGATATCGGAAGCAAATAGTCCAAGCAAAAATCTATCACGCTTTCTTTTTCCCAGACTTTCTAATGTGTCAAAATAGTCGGGTGTTAAATTTTCCTTGTTATCTTCGGGATTGATTGTCGTCATCCCGTATTGCCGTAATTGATCAGGGATTAATGGCTTATCGTCGGCTGGGTTGATTCCCAAAACAAATAGTTTATATGACCAATGTTTGGTGCTTGGCGGATTTTGGTCAAACAAGAATTTCCTAGCCATGCCGGCGTTTTCAGCCAGCCGGGTTTTTAACATTTCAATGTGTGAAAAATTGAGCTCCGAGCATTCGTTGGCAAAAATAGTGCTGTACTCTCTTCCTAGTATTTTTTCCATATTTTCGCCGTCCTCCATGCCGCCTAGCCAGATACTTGAACCATTGCAAAATTTTACAGATAAATCTCGCTCATTCTTAACGTAGTGCCGGCCATTAATCCAATGCGGAAAACAGAGTTTAAAAACTTTAGGCAATGTTTCGTTCCAAATCGCTCCTCTGATACTTTTTTGTGTTTTTCTTACAACTAAATGCCTGGACTCCATCCCGCCTGCCCTGACAAGAATGTTTCGCATTTTTATAAAAGTCTTGCCTGACCTGCTGCCGCCTAGCGACATCATGTATTTATGCTTATGTATCAAGCGTGTGATCTCGACTTGTTTTGGCGTTTTTTTAAACGGTTTTACAGCTTTTTCTAACATGTCTATAAAACTACTATAAAATCTTCCAGGGCGGTTCCGTCAACTATTTTCAGCGGATACTGAACTAATAGCTCGGTCTGATACAAACCGGGAGTCAGCAACGACGGATCAAGCGGCAAGCCAGTTAATTCAAAATGATTTTCAGAAAAAGTGGGGTAAGTTTTTTGCTCATCAGAGTAGCCCCGCAAATAAATAATAACCACGCTAGACACGCTTCCCGTAATAACGGTGCGCTTTTCAATGTCATAGACATTGTCGGGGTAGGAAGTTCCCAGATTTAAGTAGTTAGGATTTCTTAGCATTTTTATTCTTCTTTTCCTTTTTTGGCTGTGGTTCTAGCTCATGTTGTACTGTAAATGCCGGCAGACCCACCAATATGGTTATACGTTTTTCATTTTCTTCATAAAGGTGCTGCAGCCGCTCCTTTTCAAGGAAAAGCCCGGTTAGTATTTGATTTTTGGCTTGCTCGGTAATAATAAATTCTTGTGTTTTATTTGGCATAGCTCCCTACATATCCGTCCAATTAGTTCCATCGGCGTCACAATAAGCCGTTTGTCCGGCTCCTGTTCCGCCGTTTAAACAAATATCACCTTCTACGCCGGGCAAAGCCCCCTCAGCCGTTGTTCCATCTGATACCCAGACAGTAAATCCGGCAGCGTTTATGATTTTTTTAAAATTATCCGAAACCACGGCCGATTGAGTGATGTCTAAAGGAAATCCGCCAGCATCAGCGGATTGTACTATTTCAATTGCATGGCTAGTATCATTCAGGACTCCAAAACTACGCACTATATTATTTTCTACTTTTAGAGCGGCGCCGGCGTTATTGAATGTTGATCCAGAGCCGTTTTTTGTAAGTGATTTTTTAATATAAAAAGCATCGTAATTATCAGTAATAGCAGATGCTGAAGTCCTGTCACTTATAAAACGGTTAGCCTCAATCGTTCTCCCGGCTTGATCTAACGTCGCGATAAGTTGTATATCTGTCGACCTAGCATTAAAATTTCTAATCGTGGAGACTACTGCTTTAAAAGCCACTCCTCCTTGTTTATTTGTCTGACCATTTGTGTATACAAAGCCTCCTGCATCGTTATTGGTGTCCTCGTAATCAACAACAAGAAAGCCTGTTCCCCTCTCAGTATCGACTCTCACCCCTCTCTGAGAATCAGAATTTCCTCTGGCATTTATGTATAGCCCGATATGCCCCAGCGCGGACGATCCTAGTTCAATAAAATTAGCAACTAACGCATTTGTCTGAGTATTATCTAATACAGTTTTTAGGCCCTGAACGCCGACAGCCGCGTTTGCTCCGATATTATGAGTCAGGCCGACGCCGGCACCGCTGCTTCTTGTGTCTCCCCAGGAAATCCCCGCAGGCAGACCACCAGAGGAGATTGACGTGTTTATTATAGGTCCGGCCATTAATCTTTGCTCCAGGTATGCGCATAGGCTCCGGAACAGGAAATATCTGGATCAATGTATGAGAATACTAAATTAGTGGCATGCTGAGCGTACGCGGACACGATTTCATCAAAACTTTGCGTGTTCGTCATTATGATTTGAACGCGTCCGACGGGAACAGTTGATGGAACCGGAGACTTTTCTGTCACCTCAAACGATTTGGCCAACCAACCATCGCCTTCTCTGATCTGCAGAACATATTGACTCATAATTACCTCGAATACCCGACGCCGTTTATATAAGCAAAAAGAGCGTTGTCGTCGTCAGCCTCTCCGCTTATTTTGATATTTTTGGAAGCTCCAAGTGGAATCCATCCCTGGTCAGCTCCCTGCACATTGATGGCGACATAAAAATGCCCGTTAGTAAAAGTTCCCGCAGCAAGCTCAGATTGAACCGCAGCGATTGTGACCTGGCCACCCACATCTGAATTTTGCATCCAGACAAAAAGTTCTTCGGCCATCGGCGGCAAAATCGCGCTGGACTCTCTGACGTTCGGTGTCTGCCACGCTCCGTTCGGGGACATGTTGGTGGCTAGATTAAACTCCACAGAAGAGACGACACTAAAAAACATGCGGATTTTTTGTCCGCTTTGAGCGACAATTCCGAACTGGATAATAGTAGCTCCGCCTGCGGGGCTGTAACAAAAACCGATACATCGGTCGTCACCGTTATACCAGCCGTTTTTGGGGACCGACTTGGTCGGGGCTGTCGTGGAGTCGATAATTGCCGCGACGGGAGCCGAACTTTCGCTGTCATCTATATAAATATAATGACGACCAAATCCGGCGGCCAGGCTAGTCATGGCGTGAGTCGTGTCCGCCGCAAGCGCGTAAAGTTTTGCGTTCGCTTCCACTTTACCGGCTGTGATCGCGACGGCTGAGTTTGAGCTGTTTTTAACCACAAAACCGTCGGCGCGTCCGGGAATAGCCAGGTTGGCGGGATTCACTCCGCCGCCGCTGTTTATTATCGGGCTACTGCTCATATTATGTCCCCATGATCACTTTTACGTCCGTCGCCGTTCCGCTGCTGATTTCCAGGTCGGCGCGTATCTGCCAGCCCTGAGGAAGTTTATCAACGTTAAACTGAATATCCTCGCTGTATTCAGCCAGGCCACTAGGCGTTCCCGGGTCCCGCTGGGTTGTAAAAATTGTTCCGTCGGCGGAACCTTTGATTACTATTTTTCCGTCCGCTCCGTAGCTCGCAGCGGTTATGGATATAACAGTCCGGCCTCCGTCCATGTTTTTGGGGTCTCCCTCAACGGAGGCGGCGGAGCTTGCGACAGTTAGCAGTAGAATGTTTGACATTATTTTTTTCTCTTATATAGAAGGTGCCTGGCCGAGCAAACAGGTTTAGAGCGGCTTCTTTACCCTGTTACCGCTAAGTATGAGTACATCCCATAAAGCAATGCGCTCGCTGGCTCAAAACGGCGGCCAGACTGCAAATTATTCTTTAGATGCCTGACTACCTAGGCAATGCTTTGAGTCGATTGCAAGAGTCCTGAGTGGACACTTTTTTAGGACTCGCTAGTCAGGCTTGACATTCAGACAGTTTTGTTATTTATATTCAATTTTCAGCTTCTTTCTGAGTTGAGCGGCATACTCTTTTCCGGCTCTGGATCCTGATAAACCAGCGTCTAAAAAGCGTATCCTTGCCCTACACTCGACGCCAGGACATTCCAGACAATCGTCGTTTTTGGCGGCGCAGGATGGCCCAGAAGTATCAGCCCGCGCGCTTTTCTTTGCACTCGAATTTTTATCACTCATTTCAAAACTGGATTTTTTATCAGGATGCCTCAGGTAGTAGACGAAAAAAACCAGAACACCGACGCATCCCAGCGGCCAAAGAAGGCACCAAAAAATAAGCCAAAAAAAATGCGACGCTCCTTTGATTTCTAAATCCTGAATCGTCACCCTGCCAGCGTCTACAATGAACACAGAAAAGCAAACTCCGATTAATAAATAAATTCCCATAAACTCCATCATACCAATTTTATACGGTCGGCAGCGTTTAATTCGTCGTAGAGCGTGTTCTGGACTGTTTTCATTTTTTTCGTCAACGAAATATCCTGCAGGCCGTTTGCCTCGAGAGATTTAACTGCCAGCTCAGTATAATACAGAGATCTGTAGATATTGTACATGAGCAGAGCTTTTTCTTTTATCCCCATGATTTTACTCGCTTAATAACTTTTTGTCGTCTTGATCAAATGACATAGTAATTGTGTCCGTTCGGGCAACCTCGGATTTATCTTTCCAGTTGTGATTGTTTTTTAGGTTGAAAATTACCCCGGCAACATTGCGCGCAGAGAACAGCGCCTCCTCAGCAAATGCCTCAATTTTTGCTTTCGCTCTTTTTATAGTGTCAGAAAACGCGTCCCCTTTATTTTTTTCGTAGTCAATCAACACCATGCGCGAGGTATCCAAAAATACAGCTAAGCCACTGACAGTATAGGGTTTTTCTTTAATATCGCACCATAAAAAATAAGAATCAATTTTTCTTTGTAGCTCCTCTGCTGATTCAAATTTTAACGGCCTTCCTCCGACGCCTGGCACAGTCACAGCTACCTCATTGATTTTATAGTTTAAAAACAACAAAAACAAGCCCAGTATTTGAATAATATGTGTACAGCCTGAATATAAATATTCAGCTGATGCCTATATTCAAATATCATGATTTTTTCCACTTTCCCTAATGTTATTTTATTTTTCTTAAAAAAGTCAATATTTTTAACACAGTACAGTAATAAGTAGAAAAATATACGTAAAACGTACTTTTTTCCTTGACAGAAATATACGTAAAGCGGATATTAAGAATTAACGAATCACAATTATCTAAAACATTTAAACGAGAGACCTGATGGAAACAATAATTTCAAAATCCACACCGGAGGAGCTGGCGGCTGTTAGTTTCGTAATTCCCCAAAATCCCGAAAGGAAAATGAATTTTAAAATTGGAGACTTGATCGGGCCTAAAAATCCTGACGACGGATGCCTGCAGCGAATCATTGCAATTCAGAATTCTCCAGAATTTGGACCAGAATACATAATGCAACAGGCATGCTCGATGACTTATTTTTCTGGATTTACCTGCAAAACTCCTCGGATAGATAAATTTTATATTAAATTAAATTAAAATCAAACAATTTTTTAGGAGAACAAAATGTACTTTGTAAAACAAAAACACGAACAATCCGCCAATAGCCTGCAATGCTCGGAAGAAATCCTGTCTGCGATTGAGCAGGTAACCAGCGAAAGCTTTGAAAAAGTCAAAATCGGACCAGACAGCAGTGTCCCAGACCAAGACGAATTTATCAAAAACGCCGCCTACAAACTTTGGGAAGAAGGTGGGCGAGAAGATGAAATCCTGGCGGCCCTTCCCACTGAGGACGCTGTGGACGGCGAAGAAGTTTTCTGGGATTCAATTTTTGCTGAGTTTGATGGCGAAAAGTGGACAGCCCCGAGCATTTAACTAAAGCGGAACGGGCAAATCTCTGTCGGTTCTAAAATCAAACCTAAAGGAGAACAAAGTGGATTTTGATTTAATACATGAAATAGAGAACCGAATCGCTGATATAAAGAGTCAGCTAATTTTCTTCAAAAATTTAACCGAGTATGAAGCGGATATTTTAGAGGGAGAATTAGAATCTCTTCAGAACGATTTAGATAATGCAATGAGTTGAGCAAACACAAAAGGAAAACGAAATGGAAACTATAACTGTCAAAGTTAAATCTTTTCAATATGGCGGCCTAAATTCAATAGTGAACGCACAGATGGAGCTACTCGCTATCCCCATATCAAGATTAAAATCTCAAATAAAGGCTGATTATTTACAACAAATACCGCAAAGTATTTTTAGGTATTCCTACACTAACCTAAAAGCGCGTCTCGCTCCTGTCGGATATAACGGACAAAGCGTTGAAATGTTTTTAAAAATTTATGGCATAGCGGATCTGACTGAAAGTGAAATTAAAGAGCTGGCAAATTACAATTTAGCAATTGTCGGCATACGCGGCAAAATGTATTAAAATCCACTCAGGAATTATTAATAGGTTCCGTTGATCCGAATTTATTCGGGGAGGGTAATACGGCTCAAAAGGTCTTCCTGTTAAGTAAAAATCGAAAGGAGAAAAAGTTAAAAAATGGAACGGCTCAGTATAGAAAAACGGATAAATGGCGAATGGTTTACTGTGATGCAATTTAAACCTGACATGCCAAAAGCGTCTGCGCAAAAAATATTTAATTTGCTCTTATCAATGCTATCGAATCCCGACAGCTATATATTATCTGAACTCAACGACTAAATAAAAAGCTATGGCAAACGTAACTAAAGTAAATTTTGAAACAAAAAAAATAATCCGAGACACTCTGGTTTGTCCTGAAATGGGTGATAAAATCCCGGACGCCACAATAATTTATAAAGTTTCCCGTGGCGGAAAACTCTATATAACCACTGATTTACAGCTAAGTGGGCGCGGGATAACGCGGGCAAGCGACGGAAGGCACAGCGCAAATGGAAAAAAGAGTTATTTTGTGACTGAATTAGCGTTTAAAAAACTACAAAAACAGCATGATACATGCTATATAGAATTGTTGGACTAAACGGAGAACGAAATGAGTTATGAAAAGGCGATGAAACACCGCCGCAATATCAGAAAATGCAAAAAGCAGAGCAACATGTATTTTGGATTTGATTGCTCCGAGCCGATCTCAGCAGAACGGCAACTTATTAAAGATAAAATAATGAACTCTAAAAATATAATAGCACAATTTTATTCATGGCGTCATCTCAATCCTCAAGATCGAGAAATCTGTATAGATGAAATATCAGTACTTCGCAATTTAAGGAAACAATCGCAAAAAATAAAGAAAAATGCCTAGCCCTGAATACCTGACTAAATTTGACATCCGCCATACAGCGTCAAAGGAAATTGCCGGCCTGCGAGACGAAATAATCAAGAGAATGGCCAAGAAATGCAATGTTTCCGTGTCTTTGATGTCCAGATATGTTTGGGAAATTGCTGAGATGTATGCGGAGTTTAAACGCGTGTTTAACACTGTTTCAATTGAATTTGAAATCATCCATAAAGCGTGTTTAGACGCTCTCAGTGAACAAAAACGGAGCTGAAAATAATTGAACTGAACTTCCTGCGGAACGGGCAAATCTCTGTCGGTTTTAAATTAAAATCAAACAATTTTTTAGGAGAACAAAAATGAGTAATGATATTCCAGACTACGATTCTGAAGCGGATTGGGAAGCGGATTACATAAAACAAAAATATAAACGATTTGCGATTAAATTACAATGCTCTGAAAAAATCTTGCTTGCGATTGAGCAGGTAACCGGCGAAAGCTTTATGAGTATAAATACTTACAGAAAAATATCTAGGGACGTTACTGAAATTGGTGACGCGATGCTAGAAAATCTTGCCTATAAATTATGGGAAGCTCATGGTCAAAATGATGATGAAGTTCTGGCCGCCCTTCCCATCAAGGACGCTGTGGACGGCGAAACGGTTTCCTGGGGCGGCAATAGTTTTGCGGAGTTTGACGGCGTGAAATGGCTAGCCGCATGAAAAAAACAATAGCCAGTATTAAAAAAGCGTTAGGGATTAAAACCAATGGACAACTATCTGATATGATGGGTATTTCATTGACACAATTAAACAATATAAAATCAGGGAACGGCTCTAAATCGGTGGTATTTGCTTTAAATTTGGCTGCTACTACTCTGCAATATGTGAGTCCAGAAGATCGTAAAAAATTACGCCAGGGCCTTTTTGATAATTGGGCCGAGGGGATGAAAGAGACATTAGGGTTGTGACCCTGCTCGGTTAGCCTCAACGACTCTTTTTCTGTCGGTTTTCATTGTAACTAAACTTTTCCCAAAAAAAATCATGATAACACAAGACGCTTTAAATATTTTAGGGCTTGGCCCTGACACCACTTTTGAGAAAATCAAAGCCGCCTGGCGGAAGGCCTGCTTTAAATTTCATCCCGATCGCAATCCTGCGGGCCTAGAAATGATCAAAATGATCAATGAGGCATACGAAGGATTAAAAAATTATGCACAAACGGACGACTTAAAGCCGGAGGAGTCGGACACCAATTACGGAGAAAAAATCAATGCGGCTTTGAATAGTGTTATGGGCTTGAATATAGATATTGAGATCTGCGGAGCATGGGTGTGGCTGTCCGGAAATACTTTTGCTGTAAAAAACACGATTAAAAAGGCGGGATTCAGGTTTGCCCGGAAAAAGAAATCCTGGTTTTATAGGCCCGAAAAATACAAAAGCCGCAACCGGCGAACGTGGGATATGAGTAAAATCAGAGAAAAACACGGATCCAAGCAGGTCAAGCAAGAGTCCAAATCAGAGCAACTTGGCTGAACGAACCAATTTGCGTCGGTTCTAAATTAAACTCAAAAAAATAAAGGCAAAATGAAAAGAAAACTTATTGAAATCAAACATATTAACAGCCCGGTATTTTTTAAAAACAGTCCGGCGCTGGTTATGGCGTCCGCAAGAATTGATGGCCGAGCTATCGAATTAGATCAAGACGATTGTGTTGTTGAAATCGGAAGCGGCCGACAACAAAAACTGGAGGATCTTGGCGTCACTCCTGGGAAACGTTATTTTATCATCAATGTGGATAGATACCGCCATAATTGGGAGGCAATTTGGTCGCGGGATAATCTTAAATCTCATCAAAAAGATAAAAAAGCGTGTCAGGGCTGCGAACACTCCTTCGGACACAAACACTATAAAAAGTGGGCTTTCCAGTATTGTCGGGATTGCGGCGACGGCCTAAATATTGTGGCTAGTTTTGTTGTCAACGATAGTTATATCGCTGAATTTGGAGAAACTGGCGACTAAAAGAGGATTAACCCGAACGACCAAAATTCTGTCGGTTCTAAAATCAAAACTTAAGGAGAAAAAGTGGGAAATTTAAAACCTGAACTGAAAAATACCTGTAGCTGGACAATCCCCGCGACTAAAGAGGAATTTGACTCAGGCGCCTACGAAGGTGTTTTTTTTGATTCTATTGCGGGAGAGTATCGTGGCGCCGGTTACAGCGACGACTGCGACAAAAAAGGCGCGCGCGCCTGGTTGAACGATGATGACTGTGATAATTTTGCTCAAGAGCATGGGTTGGCTGTTTTTGAGGATGAGGACGAAGAAGAGCTTGATCACGTAAAAACAATTGAAAAAATAGAAAAAGCTTGCGATTGCAAAATTGTATGGAATGAGAACGCAAACAGTGAGGAGGTATTTTTTAACGAAAGCAAACAGCTTTATATTATTTCCGCCGGACTCTGGGACATAGATCCGACTCCGCGAGAAACTCAGGAAAATTACAGAGCTTATATTTCTGAGTTTATTCCCAACAAGAATTGCTCTATTGATAAATATTTAGAGTATGATGACGACCGTATGACATACGAGCAAGTAAAATTTATTTCCGATAAAAATCATAATTGGCGGAACATGTTTTACGCTGACCCTGACTGGATTTCCGGTTCTGTAATGCTGACTAGCAAACAAGCCGATAGCCTAAAAGAACATTTTTATTTATGTCCTATGTCCGATTTACTGTCTGAGTAACTAAGCCAAAATAAAGGAAAAATGATAAGTATCACTAACTATTTCAAACTGAATAACGCTATAGGCGCGGCTGAAGGAATCATTGCTCTCAGCCCGCTTCAACCCAACATGGCTTGTATTGTCAAAGTCACAAAATCCAGTCACCGCGCTAAAGACAGGACTTATGGATTCAGTTTTGATTTTAAAGCCGGCGCTCTGCGGGTTGGCGAATTAATACACAATGACGACGGCTCAGTAAGCCGAATTTTACACATCATCTCAGGCCCGGAGGCGGTCAGTTTTATCATCAAAACGAAGAATGAAAAATTTTGTTTTAATGAAACGTTCGACTATGACAAAGTTTTGAATTTAGCGCGAGAAATGGCCGCCCGCGACGGCTGGTCCGTGGAATTACTGAGCTATGATGTTGAGGAAAAATTAGTTTATCGACAAGCAATTAAATGTACTTAACAGGAGACTAAAATGTTTGGAATCGAGATAAGAAAGACCGCTAAATTTTTAGACGGCTCAATTAAATATTACGACGCTTGCTCTGAAAATTTATACCGCAACAACGCATTTTACAGTGAAAATTTTTATTTTATCGGCATTGGAACGGTATATTCAATAGACAATATTATCCAGACTGATTCAGACAACAAAGAGGAGACTAAATTGTTTGGATTTTGGATAAGAAAATCGAGCTTGCAAGGAGGCAATGAAACAAACGATTAAAAGTCTAAAAAAACTATTTGGCTGCAAAAATATGACTGACTTTGCTGAGTTTTTCGGCATGGGCCTTACTCCTCTCTATGATATGCAAAGAAAAAACGCGGACAAATATCCGGCGCGACTTTACCTTATCATTGAAAAATTGATTGATGAGCTTCCGCGCCGCAAAGTAAAAAAAATACTAGAAAAAATACGCTTGGAAATAATAGCGGACAAACATTTGCCCAACGGCTTAAATTCTGTCGGCTCTAAACCAACTCATAAGGAGCAACACTGTGAACTTTAAATTTTACAAAAAACCTCAGCATGAATTAATAAATTCTTTGCCTTTTGTCCGTTTTTTACTTAGCGAAAGGCTTAATTTTAGTATCGAATTGTTAAGGAGAACTCAACTTACTAAAGCGGATAGAGTTATCATTGGGTATGACAAAGACGCCGATAAAATGTGCGTTAAAAAGATGGGTTCAGGAAAAGGTTCCGGTTTAAAAATTGTACCTATTGGCGCAACAGGCTATGCCCGTATGGGACAAATAAGCTTAAAGTCGGTAATTAAATTTTTCAATCTGGAAAAAGTGATTGTTTTTAAAACTAGAATCTACCCGGACGTTATCAAGAAAGGTTATCTTGAATTTTATTTGAATAAAACTAAGCCGATAGGCTTATAATCTACCAGTTAACTGGTCGCCAAAGGATGTGATGATTTTTAAAATATACACAGATACGCAGTTTTTAACTGAGCTGGAAGCCGAAGACGGAGAAACAGCGCTACGCAATGTTCAAAAAATGACCAGCTTTCAATTGCTCGGCGTTGATTTAGCCGCCGTTCCCGATGGCGTAATGAGATTTAAAGAAGGCGACGCAGTGACGTCTGAATGCGGCAAGGCCGCTAAAATATGCAAATGTTACCCTGAGTCCCAAAATTACGCTATTCAGTTCGGGGATACTCGCTGTGACTCATACAATAAAGTTCCCGCCGCCAATGTTGATAAAAAATTTCATTTAACGCGGTTCACGCTGCAGCATAGGACTGAAAGCGTTTGGCATGACAACACCGTTTTGCCAAAACGCATAACGGAGGCGGAAGCGGATCAAATACTGCAGAATTGTAGGCGCATGTTTATAAATCCAAGCAGTTATAGATTAATATCAAAATAATAAATGAAAATAATTTCAAAAACTCGACGAGCTTTCGTCAACGAGCAAATCTCTGTCGGTTTTAATTCACCAGAGTAAAAATCATGAATAAATTTGACGCCATCCAGGCCAGAGCTAACAAGCCAAGCTATAAGTATTTGGATAAAAAACAAATAAGGCTTTTAAGGCTTGGCGAAGAAAAAGATATGCTGAGTAAATCTATAGCGACGACTTACCGCCTAGGGAAGATTAAATACGGCGACGGCTTCCGTCAGGATGAAAGATTTTTTGATAACTTTGATCTCATTTTTATGTGGGAAGAAAAGAAGGCCAAGGTTCAGACGGCTATTTGCAAAATAGAAGAATTGTCAGAGTTTTCTCTTGTCCAGACACGGCGCATGCAAAACGAAAGGCGACGCGGTTATGGTGGATCATTTTAACCAACGACACACTTAATTGCATGGATAAAGAAATGGAAACAAAAATGCCCAAAACTAAAACTACAAAAATCCCAAAGAAAAAAGGTGTTACCAAAAGCATCTTTGACATCCCCATTTGGAATCGCGGTTGCATCTCAAACCCGTCAAACCGTAAACTTTGTTATATGTTGAAATCAGCTAGATTTAAATCCGTTTCCGCTATGCGGACGCAAAGGTTCAGAGATTTGCTTGGACTTGCTTGCCAGCGCGGGTTGAAGCCTGAGCTAACCAGCGGGGCCTGTAAGTCCAACGTCCTATAATTAACCATGCCGATAGAGTCATTCTCTGTCGGCTTACAAGGAGATTATGGAAAATTATCCAATTGAAAAACAGGTTTGCTCCATGAAACAAGGCAGGGAGCTGGACAGACTTTTAAAAAATACTAAAAATCCACAGCGAAGTCTTTGGGTATGGCGACATAAAGTCGGAGTTGGATGGAATGTTATTTTGAGAGCGGATGCTGACCCCAAGCACTATTTTTGGCCCGCCTTTACTGGAGATGAAATTGGAGTTTTATTGCCCCACCAAATTGCTTGTCAGGGTCTTCCGTCTTCGGGTTTGCTTATGACTAAAACCGAGAATGGTTTTTTGCATAGCTACGACAACCATATAAAGCATTTCTCAAAACATGCGGTCCACGGCAAAACTGAGATTTTGATAACATTGTTAAAAGAGGAGTTGGTATGCGGCGCAGACCTATCTTTTCCAATAGACCGCAACGACTCAAAGTCTGTCGGTTTAAAAGGGGATTCTAAGGGAGGCGTGGTGGGGTTTCTTTAGCAGATTTGGCGGCGTTGAACATGTGTGGATAAAAACAACGCCGCCTAATATTAACCTAAAAACAGGCTCAACTCAACAAAAAGCATCGTCCTGCCAAGTATTTTTGCCTGGCGCCCCTTCAACGACTCTTTTTCTGTCGGTTTAAGCGCTTCGGGGATCGTGGGAGAGTTGCCAGCCAGGAAGCATTGAATTTACACTCTTTATCGCCCTTTTCATCACTTCATCATTGCTAAGTGAAATTTTTTCTACAGACGCTATTGTTTGCCTTGTAAGTATAGCCATTTGCGCGTCTAACGCATCCGGGTAACGCATATATTCATCAAGAACATCCCGCATCCTACGGCACATATCAAAAGCATTAATAGTTAATTCAAAAAGTATAATTTCATTGCGGGGAATTTTTAAGGCTTTCTCCTTATCCATAAACAATAAAAAGTTTTCATCTTCACGACAACCATGCGCTGGCTCTGTTTTTACTGTTATCGAATGATTTTTAGCCGCCCTTAAGGCTATCTCATGATCCTTATTCTCTAATTCGCGGACCAATGCCCATTTATTTTTTTGGTCAGTCATTAATAAATCCTATTCTTAGGCCGGTGGCTTACATAAGCTCCATCGCTGTCTTTTCCGCCGAACAAAAACATATCAGCTCCCCCGGTTATAAACGGCGGATATCCGCCTATCTTGCCCATCACAGTAATTTTTCCGCCGGCTTTTTTATACTCCTCCATAGATTTTTCCAAATACTCACGGCTATAGCCGGGATGGCGTTTTCCTTTGCCGGCTCTGCCGTTTTTTCTAATTTTCTTGCTCCAGTGATCTTTGAAATCAGCCATTATTGTACTCCCCGCAGTGTTCTCCGCATGTTCTGCGGTATCCTTTTTTAATAGGAAATCCGCAAGTTGAAACTTCACAACATCCCGTTTCGTCGCAAACCTCGTCGAGTTGATCAACGCTTTTGCAAGTCGGGCAACCCCAGCAAACTTCATCGGATCCAAACGGGTTCTTAGTTTTTAATATTTTATCTTCAAAGAAAACATCACCACATTCAGAACATTTATATTTTACCATCTCAAAACTTAATAATCAATTTCCGTTCTTTGCTTGCCGTCGAAAATAATTTCCCGAAAATTCAGATCAGGAAATTTATTCAAAAAAAGTTTCCGGCGCATAGGGTAATTTTTGGAATTTGCCTTTAGTGTCCCCTTGGATTTAACTTCAACAACCCAATTATCGCCGCCAACGCTGATTACAAAATCGGCCTTATAGGTTATCCCTCTATAAGACTTATTTTTGCGTTTAAACGGCGTTAAAAGGATAAATCGCGGCTGAAGCTCTAAAATCTCAACATCGGGATCAATTTTGTATTCAGAATAAATTAAAGCTTCTGATTTGGAGTCGAATAAATAGCCATCTATTTCAATTTTATGGCTATTAACGCGCCCCGCTTTTTTGAGCTTAGGCAGACTCCCGCTTACAGAGCAATATCCATTTTTTAAGATTTGGACTAATTGCTCCTCAGTAAACCTATTCATTTATTTCGGCGTCGGGATTTCATCAACGGGGCAATAATATTCAATATCTTCGTCATCCCAATCCCCCGTACATTTCTGTTCCAAAACAACCATGTGTCCACTTCCAAATAATGCTAAAAAATCAAATACCTTTTCCGGTATCTTCTTAGCGTCAAACTTTTTCCAGGGAATCCCCGCTGATTGATCGGCGGGGACAAGGCGAAATTTTTGAGGCTTGTCTTGGGGGACAAGATTTTTTTGTTCAATCTTTAAATAATTAGTCATATCCTTAGTACACCAATTATTGAGGCTGCCAGTTGGTTTTTTGTCGTGAAGCCTACTTTCGCCGGTATTTTCACAAGACAACCAAACAAAAACCGGCTTCTCCGGCTCAACCTCCCATTCCTTTTCATTCATTTGCTCAATTGTAGGACGAAAAGTTTCAGCTGGATCGGAGTTTTTAGTATAGAGGCCGCTAAATGGCTGGCAGACAAACCAGGAGCCATCCTTATATCTCACTTTCCTATCAGTCCCCGCCGCCTCGCGTTGAACGTCGTAGTAATCCATTTTCTTAGTCATTTTTATCCTTTTGTTAAAAGTTCTGGGTTTTCAAATTTATTGCCGACGATTGTTAAAAATTTTTGAGTGTCTTTATGAAACAGCGAATCCCAATCCGGTGGCAATTTATAGAAATATGATTTTTTCGGTTTAATGATCCTGTGGCAAAAACATCCCCTGTAAAAACTTATTTCATGCCGCTGAAAGCCAGGCGATTCAACTCTTTTCCCATCGCCAATTCTTGTTTTTTTCTTAAATTGATACTCAGTAATGTCCCCGTCAAAAATCTTTTTACCTTTGCAGTCATTGAGGCCGATGTATTGAGTGACGGTTTTAACGTTAACTGCGTAATCTTTTTGATAAGTGCATGGCGGATCATCAATTCCATTCCCAGCATCATTAATAAATTCCCTGATATAATTTATTCCTTCTTCGCGGTCAACATAGTAATCTCCATAAACCCAATGTCCTTCATCTGTTTGTCCTCTGAATAAAATCTCTCTCATCTTTTCCCTTTAAAAGCAATTATGGCGAAATCGCCGCAATTAAAAATTAACCGAGTCTCCTCGCTCCCGAAAATTAGTTGTACGCTTGTTGAAGAAAAGTTCGGCGTCGCCTGTCGCTCCGTTGCGGTTTTTGGCAATCTCTATTAAAGTCGGCGCGTCCTGGTCGGTTTTATCTCTGTATCCAAGCAAGATTATATCGGCGTCTTGCTCAAGCTGGCCCGATTCTCTGAGATCGGCAATAACCGGCCGACGATTGGTTTTTTCCAGCTCCCTGTTTAGTTGGGCGCAGATTATCGAACAAAGGTTATGTTTTTTAATCAAATCAGATAGTTTTTTGGAAATATGAGAAACTCGCTCCTCTCGCTGTTTGAAACGCGTCCTTGATCCGAGTAGCTGTAGGTAATCGACAATCAACAGCCGAACTCCGCCTAGTTTCATTTCCTGGCCTACCAACGCCTCAACATCCTCAATATTCATTCCCGACTGATCGCATATTTTAAAATTATTATAAGTTCCAAGCCGACTACTTGCCTCGCTAACTTTATTCCAGTCGTCGGCTGTCATATTTTTGGGAGACCTGAGAGCTGTTGAGGATACGCCTGAATTTATCGGCAATAACCGACAAAGCGTCAACAATTCGCCGGTGGTTTCCAAGGAAATAAACAAAACTTTTTCCTTCGGCGAAAGATTATTTGCGATATTAACGACTAGCGAAGTTTTGCCCACACCCGGCCGAGCTGCCAAAATTACAAATTCAGCCGGGCGAAGTCCTCCGCCTAAATAGGCGTCCAGATTGTCAAATCCCGTTGAGAGCGCTGGGGTAATTTTTCCGTCCGACGTGTCCTCCATTTCCTTGTACACAATCGGCATTAATTCAGCGACGGAGCGGACCCGTTTTGCTTGCTCCCCTAATTCGGCCTGGAGCTTTTGTAAATCCTCAATGGTTTGGCTAACTAAATCGTAAGCTGAGATTTTTTCATTTTTTAACGACTGCTGGAGACCGGCCGCGACCAAGGAGGACTTTTTAACATGATACTCTTGCCTAATCAGTTTGGCGTAATAAACTATATTGCAAGCCGCCGGAGCGCATTCAAGTAATTCCGCAAGATAGCTGTAACCTCCTATTGCCTTAAGTTTATCGTGTTTTTTAAGATGGCTGCCTATTATCAGCTCGTCATATTTTTGCTCCTCCAGGTCAAGCATCGCAGTGTAGATTATCCCATGCGCCGGAGCGGTAAAATAGGAAATGCGGCTAATAATCGGCTTGACCAAAGCTAGGGCTTTTTGCTCGTAAATCAAAAAGCCAAGCAAGGCGCGCTCGGTTCGTAAACTGTCATCTTGATTCATTTTTGCTCCGTTAAGAACTAGCTTCATAAAATTGTTCATACCCGCATTTTGGGCAAATCGTTATCCCGTCAAATCCATACTCGATGCCATTTTCCGTAGCATCCACCGAAATTTTTCCTACTTCCCAAGTTTTTCCTACTTTAAAAAATTTACCTGTTTCGTCCATACTTAATTCAACGGGGTCTCCTTCCACGCTCGCGCAATGAAAGCATTCCCCTTTGCGCATTACATACCCAATGGTGGTGCTTCCAATTCGATGAATAATCCACGCTATGAATGATTTATATTTTAACAATCCATTTTCACATACACAAAAATACCTCCAAGAATCGTCTAAAACTTCAAAAAATCGAAAAACTGTTTTATATAAAATCCACCAATGGATATTTGAAAAATGCCAATGATTAAAAAAATCTTTAACAGGCAAAATTCTAAGACAACAAGCATTTGCCATCTTTTTAAAAAACCATCTTCTTGGCCGCACAAAAAGCCATCCGTATAATTTAAAAAATATTTGCTTCATTTTTGATCCGTATAGTTTGTATAAATCACACCAAAACCGGATTCCCTGTTCAGGAAAAACAACTGGCATTTGTTTCTGACAACTGTGTATATCTCAGGATCAAGCTCTTTTATTACTCTAAAAGTAGCATCCTCGGTTTTCTCCTTGAGGGCTGTTTTCAGGATAGCCTCGACCTCTTCTCTGGATTTTAGGTTTTTGGATTTAACAAATCCCGAAGAGCTGGCCTCGTTGAGGTATTTATCAAAATTCTTACTACTAAAAAGGGTTGAGGGCTGAAGGTAGCCTCTGGCTTTCTTGGTCTTGCCGTCCTGGTGAGTGAAAACAGAGTCTTTCGTCCAGTCCTGGTTTTTAAACTCTATCACTGTCTTGAAGTCCTCAAACGTATGCCCCTCAGAGAGTCGAGCTTTAATCGCCTTCCTGTGGGCTTCTGTCTGAGTATTGAAATTTTTATCACACGTCTTGTTGAGTAATTCAATAATCCTCTTTGGAGTAGAGTTTTTTTCGTCCAGAGTATTATTAGGTCCTTTTTTATTCTTATTAGATTCTTTTTTAATTCTTATTGGATGTGTCCCGTCAGATGTCCGTTCGATGTCCGTCAGATGTCCGTCAGATGTCTTATCAGTTGTACCGGCATCATTCGTATCGAGTTGATAAACGTCGTAATTGCAAATACTTACAAGCGTGGTTAGGTGTCCCGTCTGTTGTGCTATCATTTGCTCTTTTTCAAGGAAGACAAAGAACCGTTTTACTTTTCCTCTCGACCACTGCCAACGTTTAGCAAAAGTCAACATCGAGGTTCCAGATTGCCCGCGCGCCACATCTACTCGCTGACCTTTTTTAATAAAATACCCATCTTTATAATTCGCGCTCCCGATTAAATCAACCCAAGCCTGGCCTTTTGTAAAAGGCTCCTCAAGCCAAAGCGGATGCTCAAAAAGGCGTCTATTAATCTGAAAGTGGTTTTTTTGAGCCACACTTCTTCCCGTCAATAAAAGTTTCTATTCTGCCGCCGATAGACGGAATCTTAAGGAGTGCCTCATATCCATTAGTCTCTAAAAAATCCAATCCCTTCCTAATAAGCGTATTCGCTAAATTTTGGCGTGTTCCTAATCTGAATTCATCAGCTTGTTGGTCTACCCTAACAACAAGCTCTTTTTTAATTTTAATTGGCGTGTCCATTAGTCCTTTGGTTAAAATTGACAATATAAATACTATTTAATATTATAGGTAACTATATTGTCAACAGAAATATTAAAAGCTCAAGTTAACTCTTTAGCTCTATCAAGCGCGTCGTCGAAAACTTCGTATTTTTCAACAAACATCGGCTTGCCTCCAAATATTGGTATTTCGTACAATTTAAAACAAAACTTTTCGCCATCGCGTAATTCAAGGGATATATACCAAGCGCATCCGTCCGCCTCTTCGTTTCCTACTGTCATTTCGCCATCTTTATACGACCAAAAGCTGCCCATTATTCCTCCTCTGGTTTTTCAATTTCAATCCGCTCGCTTGCGGTTAATCCGTTATCGTTAACCGGATAATGGCTATTCCAGGTTCCGTAAGGGTCAAAATATTCACTCATTTTTTATTCATTATTAAAGGTGTCAACAAAAATATTACTTTGGGGTAAAATAGGCTCCGTCGCTCTATGCTCAATAAAACTTAGTCCCACCGGCGGGATGAGTCCAATTAAACGGTGTTTGCCACAAAACCACCCTTTATTTTTTTTTGACCATTCTGGTTCTTTTAAATCATGAAAAAACTCAGGTTTAGGAGGGGTGCTTTTATTGTCTAAATATATATAACTATATGAATTTTTAACTTGTTTAACACTCAAAATAACATCTTTTTCTATGATATATTTTTTATCATCATGGGTGATAAAAACTCCTTTAGTGACTATCCATGAGTCATTTAATTGCACACCTACCTTAAAACCGTCAAACATAGGCTCGCTTTTTAGTCTGTCATTGTAATTATTCATATATCCTCCACAAACCTCTTCAACTTGCCGCATTTTTGACATGTGACTATTTGAATAAACTTTCTATCAACAGCATCACAAAGATTGCTTAGTTTTAAAACTCCGGATTCCTGGCATACCTCAACTCTGCTTTTAGTCGTTTCCTCGCTTAGTATTTTCCAGGCATGTTTGCAAAACATTACGCAACCTCCTTAATCCACTCTTTGCAGGAATACAAAAGTTGCTTCACAGCCCAGAAAGACACCACTTCTGTTGATTCAATTTGAATCGTTCCGTCTCCTTCAATTAAACAGGCGTTAAATGGCATTAAATAACGCTTAATAATCGCGTCTATTATTTGCTTATCATCTAACTTTCTTTGGTATTCTAAAGCTATTTCCCGGCCTTCAATCAGTTCTCCGTCCGACAATCTATAAGCCTCGACTTTCTCAATTAACGTCCGACATCCATAGCGGGGATTGTTTTTAGGCTCGCTAATTATAAGTAATTCTTCGTTTTTCATATCGTTATCCTCTTAAAACTAATTCCAAACGATTGACCATTTGTCGACTCCAACAAAATGGTCAATTATTTCCTTTCTTCAAAATCGCGGCATGTCCAGCCATCGCGCATAGTAAAATTGTGACTCCAGCACGTGGTATTCATTCCCGTTTTTGGGTCAACTGAGTCTATTATGTTGTAATAACAATCAGCGCATCCGCCAATGTGTCCACGGGGAAGCTTTCTGTAATTACAGAAATCTTTTATCCTTTTTATTGATAATTTTTTCATTTATGCGCCTTTTGTCGCGTCGTAGCACGTAAAATAATTTCTTCCTGAGCTTCATCATTTCCCCCCGAAGCGGCACTCCCGCAATCGCCTCGTGTCCGATCAATTCATTGAGGGAGAAATAGAAAGCGTCTCCGTGGCTCAGATAGGAAATATCCCTGAATGCCAGGTCTATTTTGCTGCCGTCAAACATTCGGGAATGGATAAAAAAGTCGTCCTCCGTTTTAGGTATACCGAAGCGGCGCATTTCCAGGGGAAGCGCGTTAAAACGTTCGCCGTCGTTGTGATCGGCTTTTTTTGTAAAAGTCATCCATCTGTATTTCATTTTTACTCCTTTATGCTATGCCCATTTTCCTGACATCAGGAAAGCGCTCTTTTTATGTTTTTGGCATCAAAAATACATACAAATACATACAAAACAATAAGATAAATCCAGCGCTATTCTTCCATCTAAGCCCCGCTTCCACTGTGATCCTCGAAGTTTTCGGTCCTGATTCCGGCCCTTAAACGCTTCACAAACTCATCAAATCCGTGTTCTGAAATGCAAGCCAGAGCTGGCTTAAAGATGGCCTCCGCCCATTCGCTTTTTGATCCAGGATATTTAATGTGTTCATTTATGAAAAGATTTACGAGCCACGCCGGCAAACTGAAGGACACTGTTTTTTTAGCCATGTTGAGCCTCAATAAAGAGGTTTAAAAAAATAGGGAAATGGTGAATGCCGCGCCATTTCCCTAATAAGGAGAACTAAAACTGAACCCTAGATTAAGACTAATTAAGGTCGACGGTTTAGTCAAGCGAAAAATTTAAAAAGTTATTTGCTCATCTTTTGGCTTTTGAATTTTCTCAAATAAAACTCTAAAAGCTTTTTCCGCCGTTTGCGGGACAACTCCGTTGCCCAGGAGTCGAAGCCTGTCTATTCGGTTTTCGCCGGATTTGGCGTCGCTTAACTGAGTCCAGCCGACGGGAAGCCCTGTGAGTTGTTCTGCCCAGTCCGGATTAAGTCTATGTTTATAGATTTCTTCAGGACATTTGTGATTGCTTGTCGGGCTTGATGTTTTTCCAGTGCGGGGACTCGGCCAGACTAGTATCTGGCTACCTAATCTTAAAATTTTCTTTCCGTTGCTTATCTGATAACCTGTATGATTTTGAGCTTCAGGTGTCATCCATGATTGTTCTTGGTTCTTCCCATTCGTATTGTGGTTGTCCTGGTCTTGCTGGCCATTTATTGCCGCCTCTAAATTTGGATTTTTCCGCAATCTCTCCGATGGGCAATCTAGCATTTTGGTAGCTGGAGTTGGCCAGGATAAAAACTCTTTTTCTTTGATGAGGAGCGCCGACCTCAGTCGCAGAGAATATTCCCGCCTCAACTCTGTAACCAAGTTTTCCCAGGTCGGATAAAACCGCCTCCAATCCCAGGCTGATATGACCTTCGACGTTTTCAAAAAAGCAATATCTCGGCTGGCATTCTTTGATAATTCTTTGGATATGCGGCCACAAGTGGCGCGGGTCTTTTTTTCCTTTCCGCTTTCCGGCCGCGCTGAACGGTTGACAAGGATAACCTCCACAAAGGATATCAACCGCTCCTCGAAAGATTTTTGCATTGAATGTTTTAATATCCGTCCAGATAGGCGCCGGAGCCAGCCGCCCCGCTTCCATTTTATCAACCAGGACCGCAGTGGCATAGGCTTCGATTTCCACATAAGCGAGTGTGGAAATTTTTCCAAAGATTCTTTCAAGACCAATTTCGATTCCCCCGTATCCTGAGCAAAGCGAGAGTATTCTTGGCATTTTGGTAGTATCCACATATTTTATTTTAAAATCTTGTCTGAGTGGCGGATCGCATTCCCAATTCCTCAAACGTTTTCTGAACGCGCCTAAAATCTCCATGAACGATCAGCGTTATTATAACCACCCCAAGGCTTTTAAAAATATCTATTTTTTGCGCTCCGTAGTCGCCGTATTCGTTGTTGTAATATTTTGAATAATCAGCCGGGAAGGCGTTTTTGTATTTTTTATTATATTCATCTATGGATATTTCCATTTTAAAATCTCATCTGAGTGGCAGCCTCTTCAATTCTTTTAGCGGCGATCTCACAATATGCCTCCTCGCGTTCGCAGGCAACCCAGGGATGACCTAGTCCTTCGGCCGCAACTACCAAAGAGCCGACGCCGGCAAACGGGTCTAAAATGGATTGGGCAGCCTCTGAATATTGGCTTAAAATATTTTCGCAAAGCTTGACCGGCTTCTGAGTAGGATGATAACGTTTTTCTTTGTGTTTCATATCCTGCTGCAGCATCCCATTCCAGCGAAATTTGAATATCCTGACAGCCGTTTTAAAAGATGTATAAATAAGTTCAGCGTCCGCAAAATCCCCAGTATTATCCTTGTCCCAAACAATCCAGCAAGGACTATTTTTGAGATACTCAACAAAATAGTTTCCGCCGAAAATTATTTGATTATCTGAGAGACTGAAAATCAGATCAAAAACGGCTTTATCGGGTATTTTGTTATCCCAAGGAGAATTGCCATAATCAATAGATTTAATCGGAGTCCCTTTTGGGTTTTTCTCGGTCTTTTTCTTGGTAAAATTACCCCTGGATTTACTTTTTCCCGCCGCCTCACCAATTCCATATGGCGGATCCGTAAAACATAAATCGAATCTATCTTGAAGTTGCGGCATAATTTCCAGGCAGTCTCCTAAATAGAACTTTCCGCGCTCCGATTCATAATAAGGTTTCATTTATTGACTTTGGCTCCGAGCTGCCACTTCGAGCGATACCCCCGCGCATACCGTGACATTACTGTTGAAATACAGAGACCCTTGCGGCGAGCAATGTCAATAAGGGGCGTTCCCTCAGAGCAGCATAATTTTACATGAGCGCCTGGGCCGGTTGGCGGGGTAAGTATTTCTTCACTCATAACGCCGCCTACCGCCTGCAAACGCCTGTATAGAGTGATTCTTTTTATTCCGGTATCCGCTGATATTTCCAGCACTGTGGCGAATCCGTCTTTGTATGGATATTTTTTAGATTTCATTCAAAGTCCCTCAAGACATTCTTTTAATTTCTGTTTTTGCCAATCTTGATAACTAACATCAACAACATCAGCGCGATATATAGCCTCATCTATATAAACAACATCAAAGGCGACGCCTGCGGCAAACGCGGCGTCTTTCTTTGCGGCGTTTATTAAATTTTTATCCGAAATTTCCCCTGGATTAATAATCCATCTCTGAATCAAATCCAAGCATTCACGCGGGCCTGTATTTTTTGGATAATTCTTTTCGTAATTTGGTAAATGTTTTTTAGCCAGAGCTAATTTAAATTTTATAATTATCCGATGGCATAACGCTTTTTTATTAAAAATCGTTCTAAGCGCCCAAAGGCAGTTGTTCACCCCAGAAAATTCCAAAATAGATACGAGATCAATTAGCTCATCTGCCGACCAATCCACGCTTAGAGAGTTAATCAGGCGCTCTAAGCGTGGATTATTTAATTCACTGTGCCGGTGGCTAAATTCTGCCATCATCCGCAAAGTGGTGTATAGTTTCATTCAAAGTCCTCAAAATTCATTTGATCGGTTTGTGATTCTTGACGTTTATACCATTGGACATTGCCCTTATACCATTCGCTGATAAACTCCTCCGGTGTGTCGAAAAACATTTCCCTCCCCTGAGCCTGTCGTTTTTCGTACCACTCCCTACATTTTTTCTCAAATCGTTCAAAAAACTTCGGCCAGCGTTTGCGGTAAAAATTATGCCCGACTCCATTGGCGGTGGAATGGAAGGAGCAAATTACACATCCTATGCGGCTAAGGCCGTCATCATAAAGTTTAGGATAGGCGAGTTTATTGTCGTCGATATATTCCCAAATTTCCCCCTCATTCCAGCTCAAAATGGGATAGTAACGCCAATGCTGTTTTTTCTTATAATATTCAATTTCCCTGTATTGGCTTCTTTTGCTGCCTTCTTCAGCCCGAATTCCAAAAACTCTATGTTTGATTTTGATCCGATAACTCGGCTCTTTTTTGAGCTTTTCTCAACACCAGCGGCTGAAATTAGCCGGCGGATTTTTTGTCAGCATAGAATGCCAAAACGTTCTTTTGGGCCGCAAAAATTTACACTTTGGGTAGTTGCGGCGGATAAACTTGACCACTTCCGGCGGATCAATGCCGGTGGCTGAATAATATAGCTGATGATCCACGCCGGACTCTTTCATCAAAGCCGCCGTCACAATCGAATCCTTGCCACCAGAAAAACCGACAAAAATTTTACCTTTGTCTTTTAGGTTATCGCGGATAAATTGCAGCGTGTCAGCGACCAGCGTATCCTCAAGATAAGATTCCATATTTTTCTACCTTAGTCTCCTTGTAGCCCTCTTTTATCAGTTTATCCGCGACTATCTGAGCCTCTTTTTTGCTCTCGTAAATTTTGGCGTTTTCCCTTTTTGCGGTCATGCCGGGATCGCCCCACCACGGAGCTTCCCATGTGTCTTTGTTTATCCTGATTATGCAATCCATTATTTCCCTCTGAAAAAATACATTGCCTGCCTACATTCTTCGCAACAAAAAACCATATTTTTTCTTTCGTGTTCGGGGCTATTCTCCTCGACCTCAACTGGTTTGTAGCAATACGTGCAACGCATGATTATTTTTTTCATTTATTCTTTTTGGTTAAAGTTTAAAAATCTCCTTTCGCAACCTGACAACAAGTCAGGCCCATTTCGCGCCACATATCTACGACTTTTTGCCGGTCGTCAAAGATAATAAAATCCTCGTTACACGGCGTAATCGATCGACTTCGATACGCCTCCACCGCCTTACCGAATTGTTCTTTTTTAACCTCTCGGTCGTCTCTGAAATCATTGAGCGGCCGCATATATAGCACGTCGTACTCTATCCCCCCTCTAATCCTGTATGTGTTCAACCAGCTAACAGTTTCCCGCCTGACACTCTCTGAGCGTCCGCTAATTATGCAAATTGAATGGGTTTTGTGCGCCAATGATCGCAACGTATTAATGATAGGCATATTCGGCCTATCATTTACGCAAGCCGCAGTAAAATCTTCCCAATTTTTGGGTTTCTCTTTTAAAAAATGTTGACGGTGCTTCGTCAGAGACAAGGTGTCGTCTAAATCAAATATTGCGATCATTTTGTTCCTCCGATTCGATGGTTGTGTAAAATTCAGGTCCGTCTCCAACGCATGCAGCTTTTCCAGGCAAACAGTCAGCGCAATAAGAAAATCCACACCTTAATAGATCATCTAGTAAACAATAGCAGTCGTCTGAAGGCGACTTGAGACCGTCATAGCCTTTTTCTCTTAGGACTTGGACGGCAAACTGTTTAAACGTCACCTTTGACCCATTTTTAGATTCTCTTAAAAATCGTCTGACTACTGGAGCGGTTCGTTCCTCGAATGATAGATGCACACTCCTGTTATTGTCGTAAATAAAATGGGGCTTCTCTTGCCCTTTGAGTCTAAAACGCGCGACTTGGTAGCCTATCGGCTTCTCAATGATCTCGCCTTGTTGTTTGAGCCAGTCCAGAAAAGCCTCAAGTTTTGTTTTTACCAGTAGATTTCTAACGGTCATCTTCAATTCCCAGGGCTAATTTGATAGTTTTTTCTCCGAGGCGGTCCCGGATTTTTTGGTAAGATTTTTCGGCAAAATAGAGGCGGTTATGCTGTGCCTGGATTACACAGGAACGGCCATAGTCTACTTTGAGAAACGCCCAACTATAAATTAAACAACATTTGCCTTGATTTCTGTTTTTCCAGTCCGGCTTCCACTGGCCATTTTTGTGATTGACCTCGGCAATTGTCCGAATAAGCTCAGAATATGCTGCCTGCTGGGGGTTTGTTTTTTCGACTTCCTCTGTAGTTTTAAAGACTCTCCCTGTATTTAAATTATATCTATCCGCGCTATCATTACGCCAGTGATAGCGATCATCGTCAAAGGTATGGTACATTTCTCCCTCCTCCGGCTTCCAATATCCGGGCGGATAAACAACATCTTTTTCTTTCTCAAGTTCTGCAAGCTCAGCCTGTTTTTCTCTCAATATATTTTCCAACACTCTGTATGGCCAATATCCAGGTGGATAATTAACTTTTTTTTCTTTCTCAAACTCTGCAAGTTCGGCCCGTTTTTCACTCAATATGCTTTCTAACGTACTGCACTTCTCAAGTAGCTCTATTAGTTTGTCTTTCATTTTTTCTCTATGTTTAATTTCTTTTTGGTCGGTTACATTTTATTTAAAACGGAGCTAAATTTATAGGTTTTATTATTTTAGTTTTTCTCGCTTCGTGATGAACGACATATGCCTGGCCGCAGCCTTCACCTTCGATTATCACGTCATATTTGCTTGCCAATATTTGCAATTTTATTAAAAATTCATCAACGGCATCGGCGCGTTCTTCAAATGTTTTCGGTTTCATATTTCCTTTATTCGTATTTATTATAACAATTCAATTTTTCGTCATTTCGGCTTTACTATCAATCCGCCTCGTTCGCTTGGGACCATGCGCATCTCATTAATAAGAAAATTGGCGTCTTTTTCTCTTATTCCCCCAGGGCGCTTCCCTTTTGAATCTCTAATCATAGCAATATGCTGGCCTACGCCCATTTTAGCTATACAGCCGCCATTTTTTAAAATTTTACGACATTCGCTAAGGTTCAAAAAATCACTCATATCAGCACCTCTGATAACAGTTTAGTTTTTCGTCCTGACACTTTTCCAAACACTCTGATTCCCCTAAACAGTCGTCTGAACACATCGAATAAGTGTCGTCACACGCTTTCTCGCATTCAGGAACGGTCCCCCTGCGGCAGCCAGCTGAACAATGGCAGCAACTCACGTAACATCCCGCCAGGAAGCCAGGTAAAGCTCCGCAGCAGCCCCATTTATTTTTACCGTCTTTGCATGTTGTGTAAGCGGGAAACATGCCACCTAGGAACGGACCGCAACATACGGCGTAAACTGGTTTTGCGAGCAAGATAAGAAGCGTTAGGATTACGATTTTTTTCATTTATCTATTTCCCATTCATGATTGACGTCGGGAATAAAAGTCACAGAGCTGGTGCATCCCCACTCGATGAATGTTTCTTGTCGGTGATCGTATTGATGCGATGTTTCGTAGCACTTAACAAGCCAGCCGCCGAAAACTTTTGCTCTGCAAGTGTCCTTATCCACTCTTTCCCATTCAAATTTCATTTTACTCCTTAAAATCCAATTTTTTGCTTCACAAACATAAACACGCCAAACGCGACCACAACACAAAGCAGAGCGGCAATTATATTGCCCCTTAAGCCTTTGTCCTCAGAGTTCATGAGCCTGACTTTTTCGTTAGCCGCCGCTAAAAGTTCTTGGTTTTTTGTGATTATCATTTTTCTTCTACTTTAACTAAAATTTCCATAATAATAATAAGACTTTTGATCCCCACGCCGCCGCCTATTATCCACCACCACGATTTAGGCTCCAAACCCCAACCTAACATCATTATCAAAACCCACAGAATGATAGCCAGCGTCATTAAAAAAAATCGTGCTATAAATTTACTCATTCTCATCTCTCAGTTAAAATTAAAAAATCGTTCACTGGAATCAGATTATTTTTTTTGAGGTTATTTTGTCAACATGTTTTTAAGTAAAAAAATAAACACGAGTTTCTTTAAATAATGATTGACAAATTTATTTACTAAATTTAGTATTGGGATTGTTAGTTAAAAATTTTACAAAGGGAAATATGCCAAAAGGATACGAAGAAGAGGTTTTAAAAAAAGTTAATTTGAATCTTACGGGCGAACACCATCGGTTTCTGCAATCTCGCAAAAATGGATGCGACTACACGCGTTGGATGTTTAACAACGACGTGGGATTTATAAAATGGAAAAAGGAGCAAGAAGATAAGAAAAAATGACGTATTACATAAACAGCGGCGGATTTATAATAGACGCCGAGAAATGGGACGGCAGTATTGAAGGCACAAATAAAATAGTTGATAAATTTGGAGTTAAATTTTTTTCGGAAAAAACATTGTCTATATTTAAGGAACGGTATGTAAAAAGGCAATATATAGCGCATAAGGACGGGACGAAACTTTATTTTTCAAAAGGATGCTATTTTCTCCGTCAACCTATTGATAATAATTTGACAGTTTGGAGGGGTAAATTTTTAGAAAAATATTTCAAACCCGTCGCTGATGACCGCATTAAAATTATCCAGCAATTACAAAATGAAATCATGGCAAAACTAAATTTATGAAGGAGAAAGATGTTCAAAATTGACATTGAAAAATTGACGGATAATAAAGAATTTATGGATATGCTTCTCAAGGATATTGTGGAGCAGATGAGCGAATCCATCGACGAAAGAATTGAAGAGGCTGTTATGTCTGTTATTAATGACGGCGTTAAGGAAAAAATCGATCTCTGTGTCAAAAACCGAATAGAAGAAATAGTTGAAGTTGGCCTTGATCAGGAATTTGAAGAGGTCGATAAATGGGGAAAATCAGAAGGAAAATTCACTATAAGAAAACGTCTCGTTGAAAAGTTCAAAAAAGAGGCGAACTTTCTTCCTAAAAAATGGGATAGCGACGAAAGCGTTTTTACTCGGATGTTAAAGAAAGTGCTGTCGGATAATTTAGACATTTTCGGGAAGGAATTTGATAAAGTAATTGATACAAAATTTATCGCTGACTGCCAGGAGTATGCGGCGGAAAAATTGAGGAAAAGGTTGGGAATAAAAAAATGAATAAAGAAGTCCATCAGAAGGCAGAGCGAAATAGAGCGCTTTGTGAAAAATTAAAAAAAGCTTTATCGGATGCCAAATCTTATCACGATGCTGAGGCGCTCTATTCCAAAAATTTACCCACTGTTGGGTATGACCCTGCATGGGATATCGTGTCATTTGATAAACATGTATGTCGCGTGGTATTTCCGATTCCCTGCAGCAAAATTAAAACATGGCTTAAGGAGTGCATTGAAGAATATAAAAAATCAATCACTAATCTTGAAAAAGAATTTGAGGATTTGTAATGACTGATAAAGAGTATATTAAGGAAAAGATTGGAGTAAGATGAAAGTAGAGCTTGGAAGCGGAGTTTGGATTGCGGATAAATCAGGAAAGACGCGAACGCTTAGGGAGGAAAAAGCGGAAAATTTCACAAACGTAATGAGCGCGATTAAGGCTTTGGCGAAAGCGCGTGAATATAGACCGTTTAAAAATGCGGTGTTTAAAAGTGCTTATATGATCAAAAATGTACAATTTCACATGCACGAAGGATATGAGCATGATGAATACGTTGAAATAAAAGTTCGCGACAATGCTACGGACGAAGAAATAGAAGCCATCATGAAAAAAGCTCATGAAGTGTGGATGTCTAAAAAAGTGGACGGAAGTTGGGAGTTTGTAAATGAGTAAATCAGAGCAAAAGTATTTCGCCTCGCCGGCAATTGGAAGCTCGATTCTAGGAACGGTTATCGCGGGAACCGAGCCGCTCCAGCTTTGCTTGGACCTGGCAACGGTTCCCATCAAGCCGACCGGTTTCATGGAGGTCGGCAAGATGTTTGAAGATTTTGTCGAGGAGGAGTTTTCTGGAAAATCAGTTTTCTCTGATAAATATTTTCATTCTTCGATTAAAAGTTTCCCGGAAACTTCCAGGAAGGATTTAAAGGACATTTTTGAAATTCTGGACGGCGACAATATAGCGGAGGATATTAAAAACGGTTACGTCCTCAAAGACGACGGCGAATGGAACGGGACATACGCAAATCGCAATGAATGTCTCAAAGAGATTGCCGCGCATGATTACCGGCGGCCGATTCCCGATCCGATCTGGAAAAAGCTCATGATTATGTTGGAGCGGTTCAAGGCGTGTCCGTTTGAGGTCGGCGGCATCGCTCGCAGTCTGTCGGATTGGATGACGCGCTGGATGGATGTTGAATTTCAGGTCGAATATTTCTGGAAACATGAGAGCGGAGCGGAGTGTCGGGCCAAATTTGATATGATTTGGAAATGGAATTTAGAAAACGACCGTTACGCTATTCCGTTTGATTTAAAAGTAACTGCCAATTGGCTGAGTTTTACGAAAAACTGGAAATATCGATACGTCTGGCAGTCAAAACATTACGTGGAGGGATTTGCGAGGTATTGCGCTGAAAAAAATATGATTTCGCATCCGGTCATGTGGTATTTAATCCAGGAAAGCGGGGATCCGCAAATTGCGCATGTGCAGGCTTTGAGTGTTGGCGCGTTGGGTGATTTAACGCGGGGCTATGACGACGCTATCCCACAGATTTGGAAATGGGTCGAAGCCGACAAGCCGATCGCGGGATTTACTGAGCAGCAGATAGTCGATAGATGGGGGAAGCCAGCAGAATGAAAAAAGTAAAATTTATTGAAAAATTTCCATCAAAAGAGCAAATCCAGTGGGGCGGCCACGAAGACCCAGGCGGATTGCTTATGGTTGGAGTTGATTACGATATTGATAAAATCGAAGTCCGCTCGCATCATACGCGAGTTTTTCTTAAAGGGTTCGCGGGGTATTTTAATTCAGTATGGTTTGAGGACATCAACGACGCGATAGCCTGCGCCTTAAGATCATGGAGGCCAGAATGATCAAAACGCTGTTGGTGGAGAAATTAGCAAAATGATCTGAGGATCAATTTAATTAATTTAAGGAGTAAAATATGACAGGAGTAACACGGGATATAATAATTCCCGACGCATGGGTTGAAAAATTCGACTTAACAGTTGAAAAATGCGCCGAGGCATTAAGCGTGGGCCGAAATACAATTCAAGATAGCGTCGTGGTGATGAACGGCATTAAAAGCCTAAAGGCATTTTTTCATTTACCGGAAATGAGAGAATTAATTGAAATGTCCAGGGATAACCGCGCGGGCTTTCTGACTGACCGAAACCCCGCCGCGCTCCGGAAACATAACGCTGATCCGAACAAAAAATATGAGCTGAAGCCAT